CTCACGATTAGCGCAACGCGCGACAGCGTCCGTGCGGCGATCGGTCGCGCGAGAATTTGAGGATTTCGAGAGGAAATGGCGAGAGAGACGGGACTCGAACCCGCGACCTCCGGCGTGACAGGCCGGGGGTTTTTGTTGATTATCAGTCGGTTGCTGGTTTGGAATGGGGCTAGAATGTCGTTTGCGATCAAAGGGCGGCGTTCCCGGATTTGGAACGGTTTCGCTTGCGTTTTGATCCTCGCCGCCACCCCCGCCACCGCGAAAACGCATCGCTCCGGGTGGGCGCGGATGGCGTTTCGGGAGGGGCATCCTTGCCCGTCGACCGGCGCGACGCGCGGGGCTTGTCCGGGGTGGGTAATCGATCATAGCGAACCGATTTGCGCCGGCGGGGCCGACGCGCCGATCAACATGCGATGGCAGGCGCGGCCCGAGTCGCTGGTCAAGGACCGGCTGGAGCGCGCGGTTTGCCGCGCGATGCGAACCCGAGGCGCTGCGCAATGACCTTTGATGAACAAAAGCGCCTTTTGAAAAATTGGCGCGGCCGACGCTTGCTCGCTTGCCGCGCTGACGACTTGCTTCATGAGATCATTGCAGCGATCGGCGAGGAAGACGGGACAACGCTTCCACCTCAGGAAGGGCTTCCTGCTCCACCGACCGAGATGCAAAAGGCCGAGATGCAAAACAGCGCGACGAACCTTTTGCGCATGATTTTGCTTTGGAATGACGGCCATGTCTCACGGTCAAAACTGCAACGGTTTTGACCGAGGCGAAGCGGCACACCTAAAACGCAAAAAGCCCCGCCGACCTCTCGATCGACGGGGCTTAAGACAAGCATGTTTGGTCAGTTTGCCTTTATGCGCAAGTTCGCAAATTCCGCGATGATCACCCGATGCTGAGCGCCTTCTTCAGAGCCGGCCAGCCGACGTTGGTCACGATCCACATCGCCACGCCGCCAACGCCGGCGGCGATGAAGCCGGCCAAGCCGATCGCGATGTTGCGTTGGGTCTTGCTGACGATCTCGGCCGTTTGGAGCGCGGTGACGCGGCCGTCCTGTTTCTCGCACAATAGCTCGATCCGCTCGGCCGTCGCGGCAAGGGAATCGAAACGCTCGGGCAGCGGCCTCAATTCATTGATCGCCGCCCATAGGTCGCGGCGGTCCTTCTCGCAAAGCTCATTGTCCTTTTCGAGCGACGCGACGCGCTCGTTGATCGCTCTTTCCTGGACCGCTCTTTCCTGCATCTTCGCGCCCCGCCCCGAGTTGGATCAAGCCTTGGGCGGAACGAGCGGCCCAGTTTTGTCGGACGACAGCGCGCTGATCAGCGGCGCGATCGCCAGCACGAACACGCCGACGATGAAGGCGTCGGTCTGCTGGATCGCGTGCGTCGCGGCCGCCGGGATGTAATCGGGCAGCGCCAGCGTGCCCTTGGCGATCGCGTCGAGCACGGCGACGGCGCCGGCGACGACCAGGCCGGTCTTTGGGTCGATGGTCGGAAACTTCATGGCTTGCCTTTCATTGCAGGGCTTGGACGTAGAGACTCATGTCGTGCAGCGCGAACGGGCCGAGCGCGGCGGCGATCGCCGGCGTCGGCGGCGCGCTGACGAAGCTGAGCGGCGTCGCGTGGACATATTCCTCCGGCGGGAAGGAAAACGGCAGGTCGCACACCGGATCGCGGTTGCGCTCGGCGTCGTCGCTGTTGCAATAGGACCGCCCGGCCGCGCCGACGATGCTCGCCAGCTTGGCGAAACCCGGCCGCGGCTCGCCGAACACCACCCGGCGCAGCGGGCGAAAGCCGTCGAGCGTCATCAGCGCGGTCAGGATCGACGCCCGCGCCGCGCCGAGGCTGTGGCCGGTGACGATGGCCGGCTGCTCCAGCAGCGGGCGGATCGTCGCCCAGGTCTCGCGCATGCCGCAAAGGAAGCCCGGATGCACCGGCCCGAGCGCGCCACCGAACAGCGGATCGGCGAACAAGTCGAGGTCGCGCAGCCAGTCGCGCAAGGTGAGCGAACCGCGCAGCGCGATCACATCCACCCCGGCGCAGCGCATCAGCCCCCAGCAGACGCCGGCGGCGTCATTCCCGTCGTTGTAATGGGTCCAGGGGATGGAGCCGGGCCTGTAGATCGCGGCCGCGAATTTCGCCAGCTTGGCGTCGGAGAAGCTCACGCCGCGACCCCCGCCGCGACCTTACCGCCGAGCGCGTCGAAGTCGGCGACGAGCCCGGCCCAATCGAGCCCGGCCGGGGTCTTGGCGGTCGCGCGCGCGAGTTGGTCTTGCGAGATTACGGTCCACAGCTCGCCGCCGTCGGCGTGGCCGGCGTATTTCTCGATCGCCGCCCAGGTGTGCAGCCCGAGCATGCCCCATGTGTCGATCGAAACGCCCGCGAGGCCGTAGCCGCAACCGATGAAGCAATGGCCGTTGTTCGGGTCCGGGTCGCCGGCGACATCCCAGGTGAAGCCGGCGCCGGACGGCATCGGGTCGACATAGGCGTTTGGCAATTCCTCGCCGAAATAAAGGTTCTCGAATAGCCACAAGGCCGTCTTGATCTCGGTCAGATTGGCGGCGTCGACGGCGAGATAGCCGGCGATCCTGTGCGAGCCGTCGGCCAGCAGGCCGCGGTCGCGCCAATGGCTCAGCACGGTCTCCTCGTCGCCGCCATTGTCGGTCGCGGGGTCGCCCATCACATAGCCGGTCGAGCGGGCGTAGAACGCCTCGACCTGTTCGTCGGTCCAGGTCACCGGCGCGCCGGCGGCGCCAAGCATCACGCCGTCGATATGGAACGCGCCGCTGGCGGTGCAGCAGCCGAGCCGGTCGTTGCACAGCACCTGCGCCAGCACGGCCGGGGCGACGGTAGAATAATAGATCGACGCCGGCGGCGGCGGCAGCGCGGGGGCCAGATAGTCGCTCAGGAACAGCCGCGGACGGCGGACTGGCGCGCGCTTGCGGCCGAGCTTGTAGGTCTTGCCGGTCAGCGGGTGGATGATGGTCTTGACCATGACGGCCTCCAGGCGGCGATAATTTTCGCCGCCTCGAATGAGGGCGAAAAAATTATCGCGGAGAAAAAAAGGCGCGCGGGGCCCCCTCGCCCCGCGCGCGGGAAAGGCGAGGCTTAGAGCCCCGCCTTGGCGGCCGCCGAGGACAATCCTCCGGCCGGCAGCGCGTTCGAGATCGCCCCGTTGATGTTGCCGACGCCGCTCGTCAGATTGCCGTTTAACGTCGCGATGTCGCCGGCGATATTGCCGGTCGGCACGAAGAACAGCCCGTTGGAGCCGCCGAGAAAATTGGTGTGATAGGTCAGGCCGATCCGCACGCTTTCCTCGGTGAAGCGCTTGGTTCCGATGAACCGCGACTGCTGCGCCGCGAACAGCGCCGGCGTCGCGCCGTAGAGCAGACCGGAGCCGGCGACGGTGTGCGAGCCCCAATCGGCGTGGTCGTATTCGAGCTTGACGCTCCAGCCGGGCGTCGCCATCCATTCGACGCCGCCCTTGGCGTGCCAGCCCATGAAGGTCGGGCCCTGCGTGCCGAAGCCGCTGGCGACGTTATAGGGGCTGCCGGCGTAGACGCTCGAATTGGTCTTCAGCATCGACGGGCCGCCGCCGACATAGGCCTGCAGCGTCGGCGTCACGAGCCAGCCGACCTTGCCGGTCCCGTCGAGCCGAAACGACCAGCCGGAGCCGATCTGCGCGACCGACGGAACATAGCCCAGCCCCGGCGTCGCGAAGGTCACGGATTTTTCGTCGCCGCCCACCGGCAGATCGGCGGAAGCCTCGAGCCCCAGCACCCAATTACCCGCCTGGTAATTGGCGCCGACGTTCGGGCTGACGACGAAGGCGCGGTTATTGATGACGGCGGTCGCGCCGCTGGCGTAGGCGTAGGGCTGAAAGCTGGTCCCGAGGCCGCTGTTATAGGCTTCGAGATTCATCGTCGGCGCGGAGTCGAAGGCGTAGCCGCCGGAGACGCCGAAATAGAGCCCGGTCCAGGACGGCGCCGGCGCGTAAATCGGAACCGGCGCGGGAGCCGCTTTCGTGCTGGGGAGATCGGCGGCGAAGGCCGGCGCGAGAACAAGGGCGAGGAGCAGCCCCGCGAGAAGGCGAAAGTTGGTGCTCATGTGGTTTCCTTCGGTTGAACGCGCCGCCGGCCGAGCGGTCGTCGGCGCCGGTTGGATGGAGGGCGTTAGGGGGCGGCCGCCGGAGCGGGAGCCAAGGTCGGCAAAAGACTGAGCGCGCCGAGCGCCGTCATCGCCGGGGCGAGCTTGGCGCGTTCGGCGGCGACCGAAGTCGCGAGATCGGCCAGCGCCGCGTCGAGCGCCTGCATTTCAGCCAGCGCGGCGGCATTGGCGGCCGTCGCCGTGGAGATATAGCCGTCGGCCGTCGAGGTGATCGCCGCCTTTTCGGCGGCGATGTCGTCGAGAATCGTCATGGATTTTTCCTAACCGTCGAAGGCCGGGAAGCCGCCCGGCGCGGATCAATGACCCTCGATGCCCCAAACGGCGTCGAGGCAGGCAAATCCTGCCGGCGTATTGACCGGGTGGATGCAGTTGGCGGAGGGAGCCGCGGCGGACGCCTGCTTGCAGTAGAACGGGTTCGTCCCATCGGCCCACCCGCTCATTTGCGGGAGCGCCTCGCACGCCGCCTTGGTGTATTCGGCGCTGGAGTCGCACGCGGGGCCGGAGCCCGTGACGCAAAGCACGTAACGGTCATCGGCCCGAGCAGGCTTACGTTGCGTCCAACCGAACAGCGCGGCGATGACGCACGCGGCCAGGTAAAGCGCGATGGCGATTGCGGAGCGGGTTGGCTTGCGCATATCAGCCGCCGCCGTGCGCTTGCTGGAAATAGCTCGCCCAGAACATCGCGCGATTGCCGCGCTTCACATTCTGTCCCAGCGCGCCCGGCCGCTCGTAGAACGCGCAGGCGGCGAAGCCGGCGTCATAGGCGGTCTTGGCCTCGCGGATCATCTTGAGCGCGTGCATCTCGGAGTGGTTCAGCTCCCACCACACCGCCTCGAGCTGGCGCCCGATCGACGGCAGCGCCGACACATCGATGCGGCAGCCGGGCCACGTGCCGTTGCCGTCGCGGATCAGCCTGATGCGATCCATGTGGAGCTGATGCAGCCCGAAGGCCTCGTGGTGGTCGCCGATCGCGCGCGGATCGAGCGACGACTCGGCGTCGGCTTGCGCCAGCATCGCGGCGGCGAAGATCGCGGTTTCGTTCTTGGCGAGCCAAAAGGCGTGAATCTCGCGCGCGTTGGCGTAATATTGCGCTTGGCTAAGCATGCGCCGCCTCCATCGCGTCGGCGACGCGGGCGATGATGTCCGCCTTGCTCACGTTCTTGCCGGGGCAGTCGTGATGATCGGCGACGCATTCCTTGTGGAAGCGGATCGTCTCCGGCGAGATGCCGAGCGCGCGATGCAGCGACGCCAGCGCGGCGACCGTGTTGGCGCGCACCTTGGCGCCGTCGCCGCTGTCGAACGGCTCGGACGAATAGTCGCCGACCATTTCGACGCCGATGCTCTCGTGATTGTAGCAGGAGGCGTGGACCCCATCGGCGCGAAGGTCGCAGGCGAGCCAGACGAAATCCGGCGCGACGAACAGATGCGGGCCGCTGTGCCAACCAATGCCCTTGTAATAGGCGTTGAGGTTCTTGACGCGCTGGAGGCCGTTCACCGCGCCGGCGCCGAAATGCGCCCATTGCGCCAGGTTCGGCTCGGCGCTGTTATGCAGCACGATGTATTTCGGCCGCCACGCCAGCCAATGCAGCGTTCTGACATAGACGTCGAACGCCGCCGGAACATAGCCGCGCGGCTCCGCGAGGAATGTCATGAGACCATCCTTTGATTGACGGGGGAAGATCGGGGCCGCGAAGCGGCGATCAGCGAAACAGCGGCGCGGCGAGCGAGGCCGCGAAGGCGCACAGCAGCGCGATGACGGCGAGCCAAAGAAAGCCGCGCATCAAATCGCTTCGGCGAGGCGCAGCGCGGCGAGGATCGCGGCGAGCGTGAAGACGAGATAGAAGCATTGAATGGCGACGCGCTCGACCAGCGCGCGGCGCGGCCGCCGCCAGGTCTTGCGGTCGCCGAGGATCACGGGAGTGGGCTTCGCGGAATCGCGCGTCGCCCAATCGAGGATCAGCGCGCCGCCGATCAGCGCGGCGGCGACGAGACAAAGGCCGGCCGTGGTCATCGCGCCTTCCTGTTGTTGCGGGATCCGCGCGCGGCGCGGACAAGGATCGCGGCCGCGGCGAGCGGCAGGCCGATCAACGTCAGCGCGGCGAGGACGGTCTCGATCAAATCCACGCGGCGTCGGCGCATGGCTATTTCCTGAAGATCGGCAGCAGCAATTTAGAGGGAGAGGCCACTGATTAGGCGGCAGTGGCCTACCGCGTCGCGCTCGCGGCTTCAGCAAGAGCCGCGACCAATTTCGCCTTGAAATGCGCGGCGACATCCAGCGCGCCGACGCCGGAATGACGCAAGGCGGCATCGAGAACTTGTTGGAACGCGGATTGTTCTTCGTCGGTAAGCGTGATCGTGATTTGCATTTTTAGTTCCTTCCTTATGCAACAACCCAGTTGGTGCCATTATAGAGAACAGGGATATGAGACGATCCGCCGCCAGACGAAACCGTCGCATAAAAAGTAGTGGTGTTGCCGTCTGTGATATAGCAGCGCTGCCCCTCCACCGGCGAGGCGGGGAGCGTCGCGTAGGTGAGTGGTGTCGTCACAACGCTTCGCGCTTTAAGGTCTCGATAGTTAGAAAGCGTCGTGCTGCCATCGACGACGGCTAGGACGCCAGCGGAGTCGCGGGCAAGTCCAACATCGTAAGTGCCAGCATTGGAGCCCCATCGCACACGGGACGCCCTCGCCGCGCCATCACGAATAGACAGCACGCTATCTCCGGTCGTGGCCGTGCTATCGTAGAATGTCCATATGGAGTCAAACGTATTGGAGCCGAACCCAATATCTCTATTGGCCTCATTCAAAGTCATTATATACGCTGTAGTCGCCGCGTTTAGGAACCTGATTTGCTTTCCTGTCCCTGGGGATACAACCACATGCCCTATGGTTGAATAGCCAATATTAAGACTATTAATACTGTCCATTAGGAATATTGGAACAACACCGCCAGCGGCTAACGTGCCGCCAATCCCAGTATTGTTGGAGAATACGATGGACGTTCCGAATGTTTGCGTTCCAGCCCAGGTTTGCGCCAAGCCAATTCCAGGGATCGTCGCGCTGCTCGACGGGAACGTCATCGTCGTGCTATCGGTTCCTGCTAACGTAAGTATATTGTTAACAGTTAGCGACTTGCCCGATGCAATAGTTAAACCAGTAACACCGGAGCCAGTATAGGCCGTGGTTTGGTTTGTTCCATCGGGAAATTTCAGCGTAGTAAGCTTCAGCGAACCTGTGAAATCTCCCGCCGTGCCATTGCCAACCGCGAGACCCGCCGCACCGATGCGCGACAGACTGGTATCCATTACATAAGTTGAAGCCGAGCCGGCCCAACCGATGTTGCCGTATTCCTCGACCGACAGCACGTAATTGCCGTTGCGGTCGAGCGCGGTCCAGTGTCGGCCGCTGGCGGCGTTCCATACGCGCGACTGCCATGCCGTTTGCACGTCGGCCCATAAGGCAAGCATACCCGGATCAAGGGAAGGCGGGTTGATCGCGAGACTGTCGCCAGAACCTGTGTAACTACCTGAAATAATCATCCAAGCTTGCGAATAAAAGCCGCCGCCCGCGTCGATATAGATACGCGGCGATCCCGGCGCGAGCCCCCAACCCCCGTCGGGAAATACGCGCAGTATTTTGCCAGAGGGATCGGATGGCTTGAGGTCAAGAACACTTTGGTTATACGTTTTATTCAATGTCAGGGTCGCGCCCGGCCCAGGAGCGCCACTGGTGAAGGTCTTGCCTGCGATTGTAAGTTGTTGATTGGTCGCGTCCCAGCTCGTCCCGGCCATCCCTCCGAACGTGCCGGAATTGTTATATTGGATTTGTCCTGAAGAGCCTTGAGGCTCGGATGGAACAATCATAAAATCCGACATCAGAAGGTCTCCATAACGCCGATGGTTTGAGTTCCGCTGGCGGCAATTCCGTAGATCGCGGCCTGCGTGCTGATTGTCGCCGAGGCGCCGGCGGGAAGCGGCATTCCCGTCGACGTCGTGACGCCGCTGGCGCCGAAATAGACCGTGGCCGAGCCCGCGTTGTAGAGCGTCACGGCGATGCGGCCGGTCCCGGCGGCGCCCGTGCGCGCCGCCACGATCAGCGTGGCCGCGGTTCCGATCGAGGCTTGCGACATGGCGAAGGCGGCGGAGCCGACGGGGGTATTGTTGACGCCGAACGACGTGTTTCCGATCGAGCCGCCGGCTTGAAACGGCGTTCCCAAATTCGTCAGCAGCGACGAAACCTTGCCGTAAATTCCCGACAGCCAACCCCGGATGCCGACGCCGCCGGTGGGCGCGGTGATCCCGGTGGCGTCGGTCCCGTCTTGCGCCGCGCCGTTGAGCGTGCCGATATTGAAGGTCGGAGTGGCCGCGAAGGCGGGCAGAGAGGCGATGCTCACCGCCTGCGTCGTCGGGAAGTTGGAAACCGCGACGCTCTGCCCTGACCAGGAGACCGTCCAGGGGCCGCCCGATTGCGTGACGCCGCCAATAACATTGGCTCCGCTCGCGAGCGCTGGAAGGCTCGCGAGGGAGACGGGTTGCGTGGCCTGCCAAAACGTCCCGGTGACGGCGACGCCCGGCATGGTTCCGATGTTGAAGGTCGGCGGCGCGGCGAAGCCGGGTAGCGGCGAGTTCGGCGACAGCGCGACCACGAGGGCGTTGTCGCCCGCGCCGGCCGGCGTGGACCCGGCTTTGACATTGGCGACGTTGCCGAGCAGCGCCGGGTCGCCGAAGGTGACGGTTTGGCGATAGACGGTTTGCCCGCCGCCGTTCAGCAGCGATTGGCAATCGACTTTTTTGCCCGTTCCATCGGGCGGCAGTCCAATGAGGTCGTCGGCCATTTTACCCCTCGTTAAGGTCGGATGATCGTCGCGCCGAGGTTCAAGGAGCCGGTCGAGACGACATCCTCGTTGACGCCATCGACGACAAGTAGTTCGTAGTAATGGGCGCCGGCCGAGAGGCTCGCGGTGTCGACGCGCGCGAACGAAACCAACGCGGTCCAAACGCCGAGTATTTGTTGCAGCGCGCCGGTTTTCGCGGCGACCGGCGCCGCGCCGTAGATCGCGTAAGGCGCGCTCGACAGCGCGAAGGAATAGGTCGGGCTCGCGTAATCGACCCCGATTCCCGACGGCAAGAGCACGGGAAAGGCCAGCGTGAAAGTGTCGCCCTGGGCGACCGCGAGCGGCATGTTGCGCGCCGCCGGCAGCGACGCCCGCAGAACATAGACCAGCGACGAGCCTGTTGTCTGGAGCGCGTCGGTGGACATCAGCGGCATGAACAGCAGCATCGGCAACCCTTATGGTTGAGCGGCTATTACAGCGCGGCGGCGAATATCGGATTCGCCATTAGAATGTCTCCCATGCGCTGCATGTCGCGCTGCCCGATCCGACGATTCCATAGACCGCCGAAGTCGTGTCGAGCGTCAGCGCGGCGTTGGCCGGGATTTGGCCGGCGCCGGCGAACGTCACGCCGTTCGTCGGCCCGATCGCCACGGCGGCGGAGCAAGTAATCGTCAAATGGATGCGGCCCGTTCCCGCCGCGCCGAGCCGCGCCGCCAGGATCAATGTGGCCGATGTGCCGACCGTGACCGGGGCCGGGCTCGCGAAGGCCGCCGCTCCAACGGGCTGAGCGCCGCTAAGGCCCGCTGTCACCTGGATCTGCGCGCCGGCGGCCGTGATCGCCCGCGCCCAGACATGCGATGCGGTGAGATAGGGCCGCGACGTTGGGGTCGAGTCGGCGCGGTCGAGCTGCTCGCCCTGCGCCGAGGACGAGGGCTGCGCGTCGGCGACGATCAGATAGACGCCGCCGAACCCGTTGAGCCCGACCTGCAGCGGCCCCGCGCCGATGTCGGTATAGCCGCTCTGGGCGATCGAATATTGCGTGGTGTAGGTCGTCGCCCGCGCCGCCGGACCGCACAGCAGAGCGGCGGCGAGCGCCAGGCCGCCCGCGAGAGCGTGAATTATTTTCATCGGTTTCTCCGCGTTAGGGAACGGGCCGTTACTTTCTGCCGTAGACCGTGACGGTCGCGGAAAATGTCGAGCCAGTGGACGGAATAATCTGAAAGCCGGCTATGGCCGTGGTTCCACCAGCCCACAGGCCGGCACCCATAAGCGTATACACAAGTCCGGATTTATAATCCCATCCATATGTCTTGAATCCAGAGATTGCAGAAGCGGAAGGGTTTCTAACGGTAATCTTCCGATATGTATATGGGGGGATTACCGTGGAACCTGTGGCGTTCCCGCATTCTATATACGCCGTCGATGATGCCCCCGAACTTGTCCCACTTGCTGACCAAGATGAGAATGTAATATAGTTTGAGGTTTGGTAAGCCGACGCGGAATATACTTGAAATTCGCACACTGCCGTCGCTGTCGAGCCGATGAACCCTTCGACGACGATCTCGTATTCCGCCAGATTGCCCGCGAAATCGGTGGTGTCTTGAAACGACGCCTGCGAGGAAACGGTCGTTGAACTGATCTTGCACCACGCTCCGGCGGGTTCATCGGCGCAGACATCGGCTCGAAATCCCGGCGCGGCGGCGGCGCCGGACGCCGGACCCCGAAACCCATAATTCGCGGTTTGCGAGGCGAGCGAGCAGTTGAATGTTCCGCTCGTCGTGATCGGCGACCCAGAACATGAAAATATCGACGGTAGCGAAAGACCGACGCTGGACACCGGGCCAGCCGGCCCGGTCGGTCCGGTGGCTCCCGTGGCGCCCGTTGGCCCGATCAAGCTCACGCAGCCGCCCGGCCACGCGCCGGAGGCCTTCGGACCGTAAAGGCACGAGCTGGCGGTGTTGAGATAGAAATCGCCATTCTGACCAAGGCCCGACGATGGCGCGCCGGAACCGTTCCAGATCGTATCGCCCGCCGCGCCGGTGGCCCCCGTCGCGCCCGTGGCGCCGGTGGCGCCGGTCGCGCCGATCAGGCTCGTGCAACCGCCCGGCCACGCGCCGGCGGCCTGCGGACCATAGAGACAGGAATTGGCGGTGTTGAGATAGAAATCGCCGTTCCGGCCGAGACCAGACGAGGGAGGGCCGCTGCCGTTCCACAGCGTATTGCCGTTGACCCCGGGGGGGCCCATCGGCCCCGCCGCGCCGGTCGGTCCCTGCGGCCCCATCGGATTGAGCGTGACCGGGCCGTTGGTCGAGCCGTTCTGGAACGCCGACGCCGGCGAGACGAGCAGCAGCAGCGCGAGGAGGAGGTTTCTCACCATGTCGGACCCTGCGTGATCGTGATGTTTCCAGTGGCGACGACGGTCTTTTCGCCGCTCGCCGCGATGAATTTGAGCGAGATCGGATAGGTCCCCGGCGCGGCGCGGCGCACCACGTCCTCGGCCTGCTGGAACTCCAGCGCGACGGTGGCGCCGGCGATTGGATTGCCGAGCGAATCGAGGCCGGCGCCGCTGGCGATGGAGAGCTGCGTCAGGCTGCCGTCGCCGGCGGCGCTGTCGAAATTCAGCGTCGCCTGGGGGTTGTTTAGGGGATAGCGCGCCTGCATCAGCCAGCGGCCGCCGGCGAGATAGCCGGAGGTCCAGCCGGGCAGCGCGATGCTTTCCGAGACGTCGAAGGTCTCGGTCTGGTCGCAGGTCCAGGCGAGCGTCGCGACTTGGGCGGTTGTCGCCATGGCGGTTAGCTATTCGCCGGCCACGCCGCGATCGGCGAGGGCGGCGCGTCGATCTGCGCGGTGGTGGTGATGGTTCCGGCGGCGATCGCCGTCACCACGGCGCCCAATGTCGCCTGCACCGCGACATAAAAGTTGGAGATCGCCGCGAAGATCGTCTCCACCTGCGCCGCCGTCAGCGTGACGACGCCGCTCGGAAACACCTGCATGACGGTCTCGCTCGGATTGGCGATGGCGACCGCCGCCGCGGCGCTCACGCGCGCGTAGCTGAGTGGATCGGTGGCGCATTCGACATTCTGCGCCGGCTGGCCCGAGGCGGCGATATTGACCGTGATCCCGCCCGCCTCGATCCGCGCCGCCTTGTTCAGCGCATAGAGATTGAGCGCCGTCCCGACCCCGGAATAGCCCGGGAACTGCGCTTCGAGCGTCGCCTCGGAGGCCGGTTCCGGCGAGGACAGAAACTCGCCGCTCGCCGCGACATAGCCAGGGGGAACCATGCGCATCGATAGCCCGGTCGCCGCGCTGTAGGAATAGCAATAGGTCACTTGCATGGTCGCCTCAGATGTTGATCTTGCCGCCGGAGATGAAACTGGCCGCGTTCGACTGCGCCGCGATGTAAAGCGTCGGCGGCGCCTCGAACATGATCCGCGCGCGCGAGAAGGAGCTTTGCGTGCTTGCGTTGTAGCCAGAGGAAGTATATGGCGGAGCGCTAGACGCATAATTAGCTCCGCCGTAATTAGCGTTTGGCGCGAGCAGGGTGTCGTTGCCGCTCGACGCGCTGCCGCCGAACACCACGTCCACCGCGATGGATTTCGACGGGATGGCGCCGGCGAGCGAGACGGCGGTCGTCGCCCCCGTGGTGATGCTACCAACCGCGCCGGTGCTGAGCACGGGCAGAGCGGTGGTGTTCGGGCCAGACGCCACGACCTGATACCACCACTCGTCGTCGCGCTGGATCAAGCTGTAAAAATTCTTCGACGAGTCGGTGCGCTGCCAGCCGACGCGCATATAGGTCGTGACGCCGCTGGGGACGGTTGGAGCATTGCCCTCGAGCGTCATCCACGCCGTCTGCGCGCCGGTGGCGCCAATGACGCCGGCGTAAAGGTCATAGGCCGCCGACGCCGCGAGCGCCCCGGTGTCCAGGCCGCCGGCCCCGCTGGTCGCGGAGTTGATCGACGCCGAGAAATTGGCGACGCCAAACAGCCAATCGGCGGTGACATTGACAACGGATGTCGAGGAATTGTTGATCAGTAGGTTCTTGTAGCGCAGCGCGGCGCCGCTCGGAAGCTGGCTCGCGACCAGCCCGGCCACGCGCCAGAAGCCGCTGCCGGCGTTCCAGCGCACCCGCGCCGCATTAGCGATGATGTCGGCCGCCGCCAGCGCGCCGCCGGCGCTGTTCTTGATCGTCTTGGCGCCGGTGAGGCCGGGACAGGTCAGCGTCGGCGCGATGGTGGCGTTGGCGGCCGAGAATTCGATCAGGAATTCCATGCCGTCGAGAATTTCCGGCGGCGTCGGGGTCGGCGTGATCACATAGGCGTCGGCCGCGCCGCTGTCGACGCAATAGGTCGCGCGGCCGCGCTGCACATAGTTCTGCACGCCGAGCAGCAGCTGGGTGTCGCCGCCGGTCTCGGCGACCACCGGCGCGCCGGCGACGGTCGAGCCGTTGGCGCGCACCAGACCGCGCAGATTGACCGTGACCTCATTGGCCCATTCGGCCGAATTTTCCGTCCCGTCCTGCGCCGTCGGCGACGAACAATCGACCGCGAAATCGTCGGCCGCCGCCGCCGCGCGCGTGTCGGTCGCCGGCCGCGTCAAGCTGGCGAGCAGATTGGTGCCGTAGCGGAACGCTCCGTAAAGGCTCATGTCATTGTGTCCTGTAAACGACGAGGGCGTGCGCCGGCGCGATGCGCTCGATCAGGCATTGCAGCGGGGCGATGGAGTTTTCGGCGCAGGCGCGGAACTGGCCGAAACGGCCGCGTCCGAACAGCAGCGGGGTCACGGTCGGCGCGACGTAGGCCGGCGACGAGCCGGTGTAGACGACGATGGTCAGCGTGTTCACATCGGCCGCGCCGAAGCCGTCGCCGCCATAGCCATAGGTCTCGGCGCAGCCGCGCGCATGGCCGAATCGGTAATTGCCGAACCGCGGGCTTTGATCGGCGGTCGCCGGCACGCCGCCGCCGAATCGACTGACGCCGAACTGCCGCAAGCAAGCGGCGGTGAACGCGACGCAGGCGATGGTCCAGCCGTTTCGCGCCGCGACCTCCTGGAAATATTCGCAGCGCTGGCCACCGACCGCCGCGACCTTGGCGCAGAGGTCGCCATAGGGGTTGCAGTCGTCGGGCAGCCCGTATTGCGCGTTCCAGACGTCGAGCGTCTCGCTCGCGGTCGCGCAAAAGAACTCCTCGCGCATGTTGCACATGCGCTCATTGAACCACGCCCGCATATGCGCCACGGCGTCGAAGAAGCCGTAGAGCGTCGTGGTCGGCCACGGGCCGCCGTCATTGGTCTGGAACGACCGCCCCGGCGGCAGCAGCGCGAAGATTTGCGGCCGCAGCTCGTCCCCGGTCGGACAAATGTCGATCGACGGCGCGGCGGCGTCGCAGGGCTCTGACATGCTTCTGGCGTCCCGCTATTCGAAGAACACGCTGCCGAGCACCGGGATCGCGCCGGCGGGAATCACGTCGTCGGCGCCGGGGGCCGAGAGGTCGAAGCTCCGCGTCCCCGAGGCGTTGGCCACGGCCTGCCAGATCCACGACTGCGAGAAGGTGAAGGGCCACGCGAGATAGGGCAACGCCGGGATGTCGAGATCGGAGCCCGAGACCCGCGACAGCCGCAGGAAGGCGTTTTGCAGCTCGGCGATAATAGCCGCTTGTGCCGCCGCCGTCTGCGGATTGAGATTGGCGATCGTCACGTCGATCGGATAGAGCGTCGCCGCCGCCGTGGTGACCAGCGCGGTCGCGGGAACCACGCCCTCGAGATAGGCGGCGACCTCGGCGAGGTGCGCCGCGTCGGGCGAGCCGGAGCCGGGGAACAGCGCGTCGAACAACGGGAAGACCCGCACCGTGCCGGCGCCGCGCCAGCGCCGCTCGACGAACACCCGCGTCACGCCGGGAATATCGGCGCACCATTGCACGTAGTCGGCGGGATTGCCGCCGGCCGGCGGGTTGCGCAGCCGGAACAGCAGCCGGCCGCGCAGCGTCGAAAGATCGGTGGTGTAGAACGCGCCGTCCTGTTCGACGTCGACGCCGAAGACGATGCCGCCAATGTCGGCGACGGCGGCCGCGCCGTTGAGGCCGGGCCCGGTCGGGGCCGGGGCGTTGGTCGAAATGGCGAAGGGCAGGCCCGGCGCGCAATTGCCGACGCTGCCCGCGCCGTCGGTCGAGCCGCCGGGGTTGAGTTGCGGATTTGAGACCGCCGTGACCGGGATCGAAACCGAGCCGGCCGCCGAAAGGCTGGCGGCGGCGGTCGAGGCATAGGTCCAGCCGTCGCCGCGCGTGAAGGAGCAGCCGGCCGGAAACACGGCGGCGTCGGTCGTCGTCACAAGAATGTCGCCGCCGGCCGCGGCGGCGGGGCGGCGGGTCAGGCCAAATTGGCCAGCGAGCGTATCGAGCCAGGTCCCCTCGGCGGTGACCGCGAAGGCCTGACGGCCGACGAAATCGAGCCGGCCGAAGTCCTCGGCCTGGCCGCCGGCCATGACCTGGCTCGCAACGACCACATTGTTGAACGGCGTCGCCGCGTCGAGCGTTCCGCGCGAGCGAAACGCCGCGAGCCATTTGGCGGAAAGCGTCGCGAGGGTCGGGAAGTTGAACAAGCCTATCTCCCGATCTGCGCCCAGACGACATCGAATTGCGCGGCGTAAATTTGCGCGCCGTCGGACCCGTAAAGCGCGACGGCCAGCGTCACGCCATTGCGGCGCGGCAGGATCGTCGCCGTCGCGCTCGCCTTGACCGCGAGGCCGGCGGCGATCAGCGGCGCGAGCGCGTCGAGCGCGAAGGTCTCGGCGTAACGGCGATTGGTCTCGTTGACCGCCTTGTTTTCCAGCAGCCACAGCAGCGACCCCATCTCGGGGATTCCCTGCGCCGCCAGCAGCGGCGTCGCCCACCATCCCCGCAGATCGCCGTCGCCGGGCGCCAGCGGATGATCGGCCGGGCAGGCCTTGTCGGTCATCAGCGCCAGGATGGCGCAGGTCGCTATGCCTGCGCTCGCCTTGAGCGACCCGTCGGCGGCGCGGGCCCAATCGCCCTGCTGCGTCTCGCGGTTCCAGATCGTGTCCCACGCCAGATAGGCGTTGGACGGGCAGGACAGATCGGGCTGGATCGATATCTGGACCATATCACCCAGTCCGAGCGAAGACGTTGGTCGATGGCCCCGAGGTCGTCGACACGGCGGCGTAAGTTCCACTCGACGACTTGCCGCCGAGGTAAATCTTGTTGCTCGCGCCCGGATCGACCGCGATGTCGGCGCCGTCGGAGGTGATGGTCGCGCCCTTGCAGGTCACGATCCAGGCGTTGCCGTCGAATTTGAACTTCGCGCCGCCCTTGAGCAGTAACGAAATGACATTGCCCGCCATGTCGTAAAGCGCCGTCGCGCCCGACGGCAGATTGCGCTGGCGGTATCGCTGGTGTTCGAACCCCATCGCCCAGGCGCGATCGGCGCGGCCGCCCTGCGGCAAAAGCAAGCCTTCCGATCCGGGCGGCGGGTTGGAGGCAAAGCCGAAGTCATGCGAGCGCGGGACGTTCGAGAATTGCTCGCCCTTGAGCCCGGTCAGCGTCATACGCTGAAAGTCGCCGGAGTCGTCGACCGAGACCACGCCGGCCCGCCGCAGCATCGAACGCGTCGCGTCGCGGTGTTCGTCGAACATTTCGGCCTATTCTCCGATATCCCAATCGCTCGACGAGCCGCTCGATTGCCCCGCCTTGCCGCCATAGGCGCGCGGATCGACGAGGCCGAGATGCGCGTTGGTCGACTTCGGCGTTTGCGTATAAGTGACATGCTCGATCAGCATGTCCTGTTTCAGCCCGAGAAAGGCGCTCTCGGTCCAAACCTTGTTGCCCGGGACGAACAGCGCGCCGTTGTCGTCGCGCCAGCCCGCGACACTGACGCCGGCCTTGATCGCCTCGCCGGCGGCGCGGTCGCGGTGATAGGTCGCGCGCTTCTTCGCGCGGTCCGACGAGGTGTTGCCGTCGATCACGATGACGCGCGTCCGGTCGCGGGTGATCGCGCCGTCGGTCGCCTGTCCCTCGATCTGCATCGCCGCCGCGCCGTGGCCGTCGAACGACTGGCCGCGCACGTGATAATTCTTGTGCCGGTTGGCGTCGTTCAGATCCGACGACGCCTGCTCGATGTTCTGGCCCTGATAGAGGCCGCCGGCCTGACGCCGCGCCTGACTCGCGTCGACGATGACGATCGAGCCGTCGGCCGCGCCCATCATCGTCGCGCCCTGATCGCGCAGCAGCCGTTCGATCTCGCGAAACACCGACGCGCCGGGGTTAAGCTGATATTGCGCGATCTTTTGCAACTGAACCATCGACGTGAAGGTCACGCCCCGCGGCGCGATGGCGTTGGCGATGTCGAGCGGGGTCTCGTTCAGGAAGCAGCCGGTGTCATGCTTGGCGGAGGAGTCCACCGCGTCGGCCCCCTTGGCGCGGCCGCAAACCGCGATGGTTTGCACGCCCGGCGCCATATGCGGCCGGCGCCGGTCGACATAGCCGTTGAAAATCTGGTCGGACCCACCCTGGATTTGCACCGGATTGCCGCTGGCGAAAATCTCGTGCGCCGCCGCCGCCCCCTGCGCGTCGGCGATGACCAGCTGAAAGCTCCGCGCCGCCTCCTTCATCGAGGCGTGGACGCTGATGCCCTCCCAGCTCGCATACGGCTGGCCGCCGACCAGGACGGTGACGTTTTCAGTCTGGGGCATGGATCAGGCCGCCACCGCCGCGAACCGTAGCGGCATGAAGCTCGGATGCTTCACGTCATTCTGCGAGACCAGTTCGGCCGCGCGGGTCGGGTCGCCATAGAGCCGCCAGGCCAGCACGATCGACGGCAGCGCGCGCGCGGTCGAGACGATGACAATCGGCTTGAGCGAGATCGCCAGCGCCGAGAGATAGGCGGTCGCCGTGCCGCGCAGATTGGCGATGGCGTCGATCAGACCGACGCTCTCCTCGCCGACCGCCGCGGCGAGTTCATTGTCGAGCAGCGCGTTGAGTTGGTCGCGCGCCGTCACCGCGTCGGGCCGGCTGGCGTAAGTCGCGGTCAGCAGCGCGTTGACATAGCCGGTAATCAAGATCAGCCGCGCCACTTGCGCCAGCGTCGCCGCGTTGCTCTGCAGCAGCCCCGCCGATGCGGTCAGCGCCGGCTGCGCTAGGGTGGGCGCGGGGAAGGCCGCGACGGCGAGGGCGAAGGCTCCCATCGCGGTTTGCGGGGTCATCGCGGCTGCGAGCGCGACCGCGTTGGCGGTCAGCGTCGTGATGATGCTCGGATCGAGCCCGCCGACCCCATCGACGGCGGCGGGAATGGCGGCGGTCGCTTGCACATTGGCGAGGCCGACCGCCGCGCTGCCGGTGGTTTGCGTCGTCGATCCCGTGCGGATGCTCTCCAGCGCGGCCGGAATTTCGTCGAGCGCCGCGACGGTGGCGGCGTTGATCCAGTTGGGCTGGCCGGCGACGGCGACGGTCGACGCCCGCGCGGCGATCGCCGCGCCGAGCGCGCCGGCGGCGTCGAACCCGAGCTGCGCCAGATGGGCCGGCGAGGCCGTGACGGTCGCGGCGCCCTCGCGCACGAAGCTGAGTTCGAACGTGACCTTGCCGAGCTCGTCGCGCGAGCGCGACCGCGACCAGGGCCGCTGCGCCCGCGCCTGAATCGGTCCGAGGTCCGGCAGCACCAGCGTGCCCGGGCCTTGGGTCGACAGCGCCGTCTCCAGCGCGTCGGAATCGGCGTCGGCCGCATCGCCGACGATATAGCCGGTCACGCGATAGACGCGCGGCCCGTCGCCCATGTCCTCGTTGAACGGGACGTCGTTATGCGGGAACTCATGGATCGCGACGCGCCGGCCGCCCTCGCGCGTGTCGCGCTCGACCCAGAACGGCACGCCCATGTAGGAGGCGGGATAGAGCGTCGCGGTCCAGTCACGCATGATCGCGCTTCAGCCAAGCCGCCTCGAAAATATGCGAGCGACGACAAAGCGCCAGCGCATCGTCCCTGTCGAAGGCTATGGTGACAATTAAATCGAGGGAGAGAATCCGATCGCCGCTGTCCAAAACATTACTATGCCGCATAAGCCCAAAGCCGTAGCGCTTGAGAATATATACGGCCTGCTCGATTGCGATTTCTTCATCTGTCGGCATCGATTCTCTCCATGCATCGCATCGAACTATTTCCCGGCTATCGGCGGAACATCATTGGCCGGCGGCGTCGTCCCGCCGGCGGTGGCCTTGGGCGTGCCGCCGTCGGTCACGGCCGCCGGCGTCGCCCCCGGCCCGCGCCCGGCGAGATGGTTGCGATAGGCTTCCTCGGCGAGGCGGCGGCGCTCGGCGTCGCTGCGCCTTGGAGCCTTCGGCCGCTCGAACAGCGTGTTGACGATATGGGCCTTTTGCGAAACGGTCCTGGCGCGCTGCATCGCCCGGTAGGCCTTGGCCTCGCGGCCGTGCATCTCGTTCCAAATGTGGTCGACCTGCGCGTCGAGGCTTGGATTCCTCAGCCCCTGCTTGCGCTTGCCTTCCCATTGGCCGGCGCCCCAGGCGGCGTCGCCCGAGTCGCCGCCGGTCGGCGGGTTGAGCACCACCGGATGGCCCGGCAATTGGTTGCCGCCGCTCTCGTGCATCATATTGCCGGTGATCGCCGCCGCGTCCTTCGGCGAAAAACCCCGGCGCACCAGCGCGCGGTGAAATTCCTGGTGCGGGACGATCCCGCGCCGGTCCATGTGCGGCGACCAGTCCGCGACCGAAGGGGCGGCGGCGCGGTCGCGATGGCCAAGAGCGACCCGGCCAGCGTGCGGCGCGTGAGGCGCCGCGCCGGCCGGCGCGAACGGATTCTCACGGGCGTTCCAGCTCTTGGCGAACGCCTCGCGCTTGCGGGCGGCTTCCGCCTCGTAACCCGCCGCCTCGGCGCCGGTCATCGGGCCATGCGGATGGAAGCTCTTGTCGCGGTGGCTCAGCGCCACGCGGCCGGCGTGGCCGTGCTTGGGTTGTGGATGCGCCGGCGCGGCCGGATGCGCCGGCGCGGGGCCGGTGGGCGAGAGACTATGCGGCGAGAGACTATGCGGCGCGGCGTGGCGCGGCGTGGTCGCGCCGCCGGAGACGCGCGGCGTGTGGCTCGGCGAGGACGGCCGGCGAAGCGGCGCGGCGAAGGCGCCCGGCGGCAGGGCCGAAAGCCCCGCGCCGGCCTCGGCCCCGTCGCCGCCGTAGCTGGCCTCGCTGGTCGAAGCGCCTGTGTTTGGCCCGAACAGCAGCCGCGTCGTCAGGGTGATGACCGGCATTACTCGCCGTTCCAGGCGCCCGGCGTCGCTTCCGGCATCGAGCGGCCGGTGTCGGCGCGCAGATTGCCGGAAGCCGCGATACGTTGATCGATGCGCGCGTCGAGCATCGGCTCGTTTAGAACGATCTCGACGCGGTTGGTGATCGCCGCCGCGCCGTCGAGCTGAACCTTTTGCGCCCTGTCCGGACCGAGCGACGGATAAAGACCGCCGAGGCGGTTGACATTGGCCCAATCCTTGGCCGGCCGCATCCGCAGCATCGCCGCGTCGCCGGCATAACCGCCGCTGGCGGGGAACAGCGTGTCGTCGAACCGGGGTAATGGAAAGAGATCGTGGAACGCGTTTTTCGCGCCCTCGTAAAGCTCCTTGCCGCGCGCGCCGAGCTGGGGGCGCCAGTCGAACCCGCTGGATGGCTCGCTCGGCTCGACCTTCGGCGCGGCCTCGCCCTTGCGCATCCGGCCGAAAACGTCGGAGGCTTTTTCGTGCGGCGCGAAATTTTCGTCGTAAAGCTTTTTGCCCTCCGGCCCGAGCCAATGATCGCGCGCGAATTTGGCGAGGCCGGCGAGGAAACTGTCGCTCTTTTGCACGGCGGCGTCGAACTGCGCGACCGCCTTGGAGAAGCCGGCGATCTGCGGCGAGAAATCCTTGACGAGACCCTGAAACGCCGTGCCGGCGACAGATTCCAGCGACGACTTGAACCCCTGCCAGATCGTGCTCGGGTCCCTGTTGGTCATCTTCTCGGCGGCGGAAAGGCCGGCGGCCTTCTCGATCAGCGCCGCGTCCTTATCTATCCGCGCCTGCTGAGTCGCCAATATGCCGACGAGCTGCGCGGTCTGGGTGTTCTGGAAGTCCTGGCTGATGCGCTGCGAAATGCCTTCCTTGCTGGTCACGCCGGCGCGGGCCAGCGCCGGAAGGTAATATTGCTTGATCCATTCGTTCGGATTGCTCTGCGCGAGGCGCCAGCCCTCGACATGCTCGCCGGGCTTGAACCCCTTGGCCTCGCCGGTTTTGGTGTAGGTCAGCGCGTCGTGGCGGATCAGCCCGAGCGACGCGAGGTCTTTCAGCGCGGCGTGTTTCATCACGCCGCCGATCAGCGCGTTGTTGAAGCCGCTGACCGCCTTGCCGAACGACGAGCCGCCCATTTCCTGCGCCAGCGTCGGCGCGGTCGAGAGGATGAACTTTTCCGAGAGGGTCGGCGTCGCCTGCCGGCCATATTTGAACATCTCGTAATATTGATAGGGCTTCAGCGTGTCGCCGAAGGCGTTCACGCCCTTGGCGATGCCCTCCATATATTCGAGGAATTGCGCCTTGTTCTGCGTGACGCCCTTGATTTCAAGGCCCTTGATCAGTTGATCGAGGTCCTCGGTCACGTCGGCGCCGGGCCGCGCCGCTTGCGCCAGGATGCGCAGCTTGGCCATCGGTTCGAGGATCTCGGCGGCTTCCTCGTAGGTGCCGACGATCGAACGGGCGTTGCGCAGCATGTGCATGCCGGTCGTCGTGTCGATCGACGGCATTTGGGCGTGAACGTCGGCGGCCTTGCGCTGCGCCTCGGCGATCTCGTCGGGGTCCATCCCGGCCGCGCCCATGCGCATCTGCTCGTGCACGCGGGCGCTCGCCGCCGTGACCGCCTGATGCGCCGAAACGACCGTGCCGACCGTGGCCGCCAGCGCGGCGACCTGGCGCGCGATCATCGCGCCGCCGGCCGCCATCAGGCCGCCACCGCCGCCACCACCGACCACCGCGGCCTGCGCCCGCGCGACCGATTGCGCGCTCTGCGACATCCGCGCGGTGATGCTGGAGACTTGCGACGCGGTTTTCGACATCGCGGCGATCTTGGCCTCGATCGCCTGAAACGCCGGGCCGGTGCGATCGTCGGCGGTGATAATCGCTTTGGCTTCGAGAATGGTGGCCATTCATTCACCCTGCTTTGATGAACTTCTTACGCCGCTCCTGCCAACTGGCGCCGCGACGGAAGGCCATGCCAAGTTCCTCGAACGTCATTTCGTCCGCGCTGCGATAATCAATATAGCGCCATTCGAATACTAGGAATCCGAAGTAATCTTCAACCTGCCGCGCTCCAAAATTCTCTCGTAGGCCTTGGTAAAAAAACCGAATAGCGCGGCCCGGACCTGAAGGCCGTCCTCCAGCGAGAGCTGCGAATAGAGCGCCGCGCCGCCGCCATCGACCGGATTCTCGCCGTCGAGCGACAGCAGCGCGCCGATATATTGGCCGATCGCCTGCTCCTGATTGATCGAATAAGAGCCGCCGTCCGCCAGCCGCACGGCGATTTCCAGTTCGCCGAACCGCGCCAGATGGCTGGCGGTCGGCGGCCGCAGATAGAGCGTCGCGACGGGCTTGTCGAACCATTTGAAGTCGGGCGTAAGCAGATCGATCCGCGTGGACATGGGAACCTCAAGCCGCCGACTTGGTGAAGCTCTGCGAGCGCAGCTTCAGGCCGGTGACTTCGCCGGTGTGGTGGTCGACGCGCGGCTTGCCCTCGAACTGGGCGTTGGTCCAGGTGTAGAGCCGCCCGGTCTGGGTCTCGTTCAGCGCGATGTTGTAGGGGCCGCCGCGGATGATCACGTCCCAGCTCAGGGTCGAGCCGTCGGGCAGGTCCTGAAACACCGGCTCGGACACCCAGCCATCCGGCTTCATCGTGCGATACAGCGAATTGTCCTGATTGGCGCCGCCGTCGACCTGGATGTTCGTCGGCTCGCTGTCGAATTTGGCGCGCAGCACCAACTGCTGGCCGTTGACCGTGAAGTTCATCTCGCCGCCGAAATCCATCGCGGGCGCTCCTTATGTTGACGTGGAACAGAACGCCGCTCAGGCGGCCTGCGCGAATTGGCGGTAGATCGTCGCGTTGACCGCGAGGATGTCGAACGGCTGCACTTCCTCGAGCGGCAGGTAGCAATCGACGCGGGCCGAATTGTCGGGGTTGATCGCCAGCAGCATGTTGGCCGCCGTCGTCGCCAGGTCGTCGAACACGCCCTGATTTTCGAGCGTCGTCACCGCGCCGATCAGCGACGCCTTGATGTCGCCGAGCGTCGCGACGGATTGCAGCGACGCTGGGTTTTCCTTCTTCAGCGACTTGTTGCCCTGCTCCTGGCTGACGACGTAGCGGATATAGGGCAGCCCGAAGCCGAGCTGATAGATCGATTGCACGCCCTGGAAGGTCGTGTCGGGCGACCCCGCCGGATTGGTCTTATACGCGGTGACGGTCTTGTCGATCGTCACCTGTCCCGAGGCGTTGACGCGGTTGGTGGAGATCGACGCCTGCAGTAATTGGTTGCGGGCGTTGTAATTGTCCCAGGTGGTCGTATCGCGTGGCGGCAGCGATTCGAGCGTCGCGCGGTTGGATTGGTTGCACGAGACGCGGCCGGTGACGATATCGGAAAGCCACGGGGCCTCCAGCGCGGCGCGCTCGGCCACCCAGATCCATGAGGGCGTCGGCGTGCCGTTGGTGAAGCCGCCGGGGCGGCCGATCGGCACCAATTGGCGCGCGTTGGCCAGCGCCAGGCCGGCGGTGATGCGCGTCGCGAAATTACCGGACACCGGGAACCAATAGGCGCCGTAAACCTGCTGGTTCCACGACCAGCGGCCGGCGGCGTCGCCAAAGAAGGTCCAGGCCGCCGAAAGCGTGGTCGCGTCGGCGAACGGCGACACCACGAAATCGGCCTTTTGCAGCCCGATCGCCGCGAACGCCCCCGCCATGTTGGGCGGCGTGCCAGTCCCAGCCGTGACGGAAGCATAGGTCAGCGTGCCGCTGAACACGTTCCAGCTGTTCGGCGGAACGTAATAATCGAAATCGTTCATGATGGCGCCGGCGTGGCGCGCGGTCAGGGTCACGATGGCGGCGGAGGCGGTCGCGGTGACCGGCAGCATCGCCGAGGTCAGCGAATCGTAATAGCCGTTGATCGCGGCGGCGAGATTGGCGGCGATGGTGGTCGGCGTGTCGGTCGACAGCACGGCGATCTGCAGAATCTTGCCGCACAGCACGACATAGCCGGCGCCGGGCGCGGGCTGCGGCGAGGCGCCGACCGTGATGGTCCAGCTCGCCTTGGTGGTGCCGGGGTCGGCCACCGCCTCGAGCCAGATCGGCTGCGCCGGGGCGATCGCCTGGGCGACGCGATACATTTCGCGCAGCATCGAGCCGGGGCCGCACAGCGCGTCGGCCTGCTGCTGCGACGCGCAGGGGGTCGGCGTGTTGAGCGCCAGGCTGCCCGCCGAGGTGATATAGCCCTGCAGGATCATCCGCGACGTGGTTCCGTAGGAGCCGCCGCTGTTGACCTCGAACGCGAAAGTCGGCGCGACCAGGCCGGAGCCGGGAATGGAAGTAAAGGCGACTGGATCGGTCATGGAGGGGCCTTTATCGGGTTAGCTGGCGGCGCGCGGCGGATTACTGGGCGGATTCGGCGGGCGCGGCGGCGGCGGCGCGTTTGTCGGCCTCGGCGATCTCGGCCTCGGTCATGAAGCGGATCGAGCCGTCGGCGATCAGCTGGTGCCAATGGGAGTCGCGCATGTCGACGGTCTCGCCGTCCTGCGAAAACTGGCGGTGGCCGCCCGGCGCGCGGATCGTATGGGTCGGATCGACCAGCGCGACGCGGCGGAAGTGGGTCTGATCAGCTTGGGACATTGGTGAACACCATGGTTTCTTGAGCGTTGGCGGCGACGACCTCGGCGACCGTCTGGCCCGGGGCGGGCGTGACGGCCGGGCCGATCCCGAGATTGAGCGTGAATGGCGCGGAGCCGAGCGGGGTCGGACCCGGCATGGCGGCGGCGAGCGCGGCGCACAGCGTCGCGCCGGACGAGCCGAGCGAGAGGCCCAGCGCCACGTCGCGCAGCGGATAAGGCAGCGCGGCGAGGCCCTCTCCCAGCGTCGCGCCGGGCGCGGGCCAGCACGTCGTCTTGACCTTGATGTGAAACTTCACGGTGCGCAGCGCGAGCCGCAGGGTGCGGTCGGCGGCGCGCTGCGGATCGGAGTGGATCAGATGGGTTTCCATCGCCACCTTGCGCAGCAGCGCGGCGCTGGCGACCTGGTTGCGGCCGTCGAAGATGTAGGAGACCTGCGCCTCCAGCACGTCGAGCAGCGCGGCCTGCTGGCGGTCGGTAACGGGGGCCTCCGCCGTGCCGACGCTGATGGTCTCGCCGGCGGCGTTGACGAAGGTCACGACGCCCTGCGCGCCGATCGACAATTCGACGACCAGCGTGACCATCTCTTCCCGCGGCGGATATTTCAGCGCGCCATAGGGAGCGACGTTGCTCTCCTCGGTGTAGACGATGATGACCGGCTTGTTGGCGATCGCCGCGAGGGCGATATCGAGGTCTTCCTGCGTCTCGCTATGGGCCAACAGGTCGAGCCGCTCCTCATAGACCTCGGCCCCGGCCAGCGTCGGCCACGGGCCGGAGCCAGCCGCGGCGGCCGGGTTCAGCGCCTCGATCGCGGCGAGGCGCAGGGCGAGGCGCGACAGCGACATTACGAGGGAGTCCCGAGGCTGTTGATCGGCGCGACGACGATGCCGGTCTTGGTCACATGCGGCGTCGCCACCTGATAGGATCGGCCGTTGGAGGCGCGGGTCAGAATGTCGCCGGCGCGCAGCGCGAAGGCGTTGGGGTTGGTCGGCGCGGGCGGGAATTCGACCCGCGGCGACCCGATTTGCGAGCCGGGCCGCTGGTCGGCGCGCGGATCGTAGGCGTTGACGATGTTGGGATTGGCCGGCTTCTCGAAATAGATGCCGATCAAGTCTTGCGGCGGCCGCGTGACGTCGGGAACGGCCGGCGCGGTCTTGTCGGCCGCCGGCGTCATGGGCTGATGCGCCCACTCCTCGCCATGATGGGCGAAGGCCGGCGCGAGCTTGGCGCGCGCCAGCGCGACGAAGGGCGAGACCATGGGGTGCCTTTAGCGAGCGGTTGGGCTGGCCCAGAGCGAGCGCGGCGAGCCTAATCCGTGCCGTAGCCCAGTGCTTGCGGCATCACGCAGACCGGCAACGGGTAGGAATACATTTCGATGTCGGCATACATCTGACGCTTGCTATCCACGATGATCATTTCGTAGATTTCCTTGCCCGGCGTATTGACGAACTCGAAGCTTTCGCCGGGCGACATCGCCCATTGGAAGATGCCGGCGCCGACCGGGAAGATCTTGAATCCGCTGGTCGCGACCGCGACCGTCGAATTGTCGTCGGTGCCGCGGTAATTGACCCAATAGACGCCGCCAAACTTGAAGATCGAGAATTCCTCTCCGACCTTCTCGCGCAGATCGGCGGCCTCGGCCCAGTTCAAATAGGTGCGGCTGACGTCGGGATGCTGCGTGAACAAATCGAAGAAGGCGTCGCCGCACAGCGCGTAGAACCGCACGCCGGGATGATCGAGACCCGCCAGCTGGCGCTTGATCGTGCGCTTCATGACGTTGATCTGGCCGCGCAGCGTGCCCACCGTCGCGGCGGCGAGGCCGAGCGCGCCGAAATTCTGCTTGGTCTGGCTGAATTGCGACGCCCAATCATAAATCAGCGTGCCGTCGGCGTCATAGGTATATCCCTGCACCAGATTGAGCAGGTGATATTCCTTGGTCAGCTCGAAATCGCGGCGCAGTTTCAGATTGCGACGGCCAATCTCCATCTGCAGCGACTGCAGTTCGGTGACCGAACCGAAGGCGCGCATGTTCTGCAGCTCGGAAGCCTTGATGCGCGATTTCTTGCCGATGCGAACGGTCTTGAAGTTGCGCGCGTCGCGATAATCCGGCGCCTTGTCGGGCAACGGCGAACCGCGCGGCGAGGTTTGAATGAGCGCCGGACCGCTGAGCCGCGTCTCGATGAAGATTTCCTCGGTCATCACCGGCGCGGGCTCATAGAGCCCGGGCAACCCGGACAGAAACTGCGGCACGAAGGGGTATTTATCCACCGAGGCCGTCAGGCTCATGGCCGTGAACGGATCGGCGTTGAAAACGTCCATAGTCAGCATGGAAGGAGTTCCTTATTGCGAAGCGCGTAAACGACGAGGCGCGAGGATGAAGCCGCCGTTAGGCGTCGCTCGGACGAACGATGATGTTTTTCTTGGCCAGCTGGGTGGTCCACTCGGCGATCTGCGCATTGGTCGCACCGGAGGGCCAGGTCAGCATCGACGACATCACCTCGGCGTCGCGGGTCGTCGCCGTCACCTTCGTCGCGGCGCCGAACGCCGTCGGGACGCCTTGCCACAGAATGGCGCGCGCGATTTGCGTGCCATCGGTCGCCGAGGCATTCAGCGGAAAGAACTCCTCGCCCGAGATCGCCGGCCGCGCCACGGTAATAAGGAACTCGTCCCCAACAGCCGCGTGAGTTGAGCCGTCCGTGATCGTGAAGCCGATTTCGCCCGCGAATGCCGTTCCGACAGCGCCGTGACCGACAATAATGCCATTTGGATCCATGACGTCGAATTCGCCGGTGGCGCCCGCGGTTCCGATGCGGATGATATAAGCTCCGTCTTTCGCGGCGTCGGTGAACGTCACCGAACCGGCTGCGGTGATGGTGTCGTTACAGACGTTGCCGGCGGCGGCCGCCGAAGAGATGATCGACATCTTGGCGACAACGCCGGTCACGCCGAGCACCGTGCCGGCGACAGCGGTGACGCTGGGCGGAAACAGCACCGAGTCGCGCGAAAACTCATGGCGATCGGAGACCAAATAGCTGCCGGGACGCGGCAGCTCCAAAAGAGTGCTCATAGGGAAGTCCTTTTGCGAGAGCTGGCGCGAACGGGCTTAGTGCTGACGCGGCTTGACGCCGATCTCGGCGCAAACAGCGGAAATCGCCGCGTCCCAGGGGATCGCGCCGGGGGTTCCCTGCTGTTGTTCGCCGGCCCCGGCGTCGGCGCCGACGCTGCGGTCGAGCCGCGCGATTTCGAGCAGGCGCTCCTTGGTCGTCGGCGCGGGCGGGGCGGCGGCGGCGGGCAGCGGGATCTTGCCGGCCAGCGACGCGGCGGTCGAAACCGGGACGCCGGCCTGCAGCGCCTCGCCGAACGCGGCGGCGCGCGGGTTTTCCGGGAACAGCGTCGCCATCGCGGCGCCGATCTCGTTGAAGGCGTCGACGCGGGCCGCGCTGCGCGCGGTCGCCGAGGCCTGGGCGAGCGCCGTGTCGAGCGCCGCCTGGGTGATGACCGGGGTATCCGCGCCGGTCGCGCCGTTGTTCGCTGTCATGTTTACTCCTAGCGAAAGGCCGCGATTTCGGCCGAATGATTTTAGATAGGCGAAGGCGGCGTCGAGGCCGCCCATTTGGTCGGCGAGGCCGGCGTCGATCGCGCTCTGGCCGATGAACACCCCGGCCTCGGTGGCGCGCACGGCGTCGGCGCTCATGCCGCGATGCGCGGCGACCGTATCGACGAACAGCCCGTAGATTTGATCGATGCGCCCCTGGATGCGCGCGCGGGCGTCGTCCGGCAGCGCCGCGTAGGGGTGACCGTCGGCCTTATAGGCGCCGGCGGTCAGCAGGGTCGGCTTAACGCCGCGCTCCGCCACTTGTTTCGAGCGATCGAGGTGCAGCCAGACGACGCCGATCGAGCCGGCGATCGAGGATTGCTGGACGAAGATGCGATTGGCGCCGGAGGCGATGGCGTAGGCCGCCGAGGCCGCCTGCGCGTTGACGACGGCGGCGACCGGCTTGGCGATCTCGCGCACCAGCGCGGCGGTCTCCATCGCGCCATGCGCCTCGCCGCCCGGCGAATCGACGTCGAGCAGAATGGCGCGCACGGCGGGGTCTTCCGCCGCGAGGCGGAGCGACTCGGCGAGGCCCTCATAGGAGGTGAGGCCCGACGACGCGCCGATCCAGGCGCCGCGATTGACCAGCTCGCCGCGCAGGCCGATCAGCGCCACGCCGTCCTTTAGCTTGTAGGGCGTCGCCGTCTCGCCGCTGTCGAGCGCGCGCTCGCGCGGCGCGCCGACGAAGCGCGAGGCGTCGAACCCTCCGGCGCCGATGTTTCGAGCGCCGGCAAAATCCGCGAGCGGTTCGACGTCGAACCGCTCCGAAAGCGAGCCGGCGATCACCGCCGCCGTGTCCGGCGTCAGCAGCAGCGGCGTGTTGAACAGCCGCGCGGCGACGCGGGCGACAATCGGCATGGGCGCGGGGCTCCGAATGGGGTTAGGCGGCTTGTTTCGCGCCGCGCTCTTCGGGGTTCTCGTTGCGGGCGAATTTGTCGCTTTGCACCGATTGCACCACCGACTGGCGGGTCAGGCCGCGCGCTTTTAGTTCTTCGTCCTCGAACTGCAGTTGGTCGAGGGTATCGATGAAATCGAGGCCCTGGTCGGCCTGCTCGATCTCCAGCGTCGAGGTCAGCGTCTCCATCCGCAGGCCGGCCGATTCGGCCTCCTTGACCGGATCGATGTAGCCGCGGCCCGGGCCGATGTAGCGGAACTGCGCCCAGGCGGCCGGCATGTCCCAAAAGTCCGGCGCGCCCTTGGGGGCGGCCACATAGCCGCGGTCAAACGCCTCCTCGAGGACGGCGAGATAAATCGGCGCGACATACTGCTCGGCGAACACCGACTGCATGCGCTTGATCATCCGCCAGACTTCGTTCAGCGCGGCGCGGGCGCTGGAATAATTGGTCTGCGACCAGTCGTGCGACAACTGCTCGTAGGATATGCCGAGCCGCGAGGCGATCTTGCGCAAAAACGCGGTCTGGAACTGGCCGAACGCCGCCGTGCCGCGCGGCGTGCTGTTCATTTTCATGCCCGTGCCGGGCGGCAGCACCGCCGCGCGCACGCCGCCAATCGCATAGGGGTTCTTCTCGAAGTGATCAATCACTCGGTCGAGGTAATCGGCGCGCACCGTGCCGGCATCGCCGCGACGCGGGCCGGCGAGGCGATCGGCGATCTCGTCGGTCGGTAGGTCCGATTCGATCGTCGCGGTGAACAGCGAATTGGCGACGGCGTTGGCGAGCTCGGTGTCGCTGTGCTTGCCGAGCATGCGCAGCAGCCCGACCAGCGCCGCGAACGGCGTCACCGCGCGGGTCTGGTCCTCGCGCTCGGGCTCATAGGCATGGATGAAGATCGGGCGACCCCACGCGGTCTCGCGCTCGATCCGCTTCCAGGTCATCGCCTCGACGCTGTTCCACCAGTCGGCGAGATGCGCCTCGCGGATGTGATAGGCGACCGGCGTGCCGCCGTCGGCGGCGAATTCGACCCCGCCGCGCAGATTGGGCCGGGGCGGCATGTTATAGGGGTTGCACAGCCGGTCGGGGTCGATCGGCTGCACGCAAGTGGCGTAGCGCGACCCCTGGGCGACGCGGGCCTCGTCGTAGCCGAGGATGGCGCAGGCCTCGGCGCCGGTGGCGATGGTGCGGCCGGCCTGGCGCAGAATGCCGTTGAACGACATGCGGCGGTGGCGGTCGCAGAACTTGCGCGGATCGCGCGAGAACAGCCGAAATTCGCTGCGCATGACGCGGGCGAGATCGCGCGCGACAGCCGGATCAATGCCGAGCGCGCGGGCGTCGGGGGTCGGAACGATCTGCCAGCCGTCGCCGACCAGCATGTCGACCAGCCGGTCGACGCCGGCCCCGGCGGAGGGGTCGTTGCGCACCAGGTCGCGGGCGCGGTCGAGCGACAGCCGCTGCTCATAGAGCGTGCCGGAATCGCCTGACGTGTAGCGCGGAAAATAGCTGGCCAGATCCTGCGTGGTGTGGCCGGCGGATTTATAGGCCGAGCGGATCGGCGAGCCCATCACGCCAGGGCCGATGACCGTCGCCGGACCCGCCGCCGAGGCCTTGAACTTGCCGGCCCAGCCGGACGAGGCCGCCGGGGTCTGGCCGCCGATCTTCGCGAACATTCAGCCGATCCCGGTTAAAACGTAAATCCGACGCCGCTGGGGCGGCCCCGGCCGGCGATCTGGTTTTCGAGACGGCCGATATAGGCGCGCAGCTTGTCGGCGTCGGCGATGCGATATTTCGTCATATAGCCGTCGGCGACGATCTCGACGACGGCGGCGCCGGTCATCAGGTCCTGATAGGCCTGCCGCGCGTCGATCAGCCAGCCCTGCAAGGTGGCTAGCGGCGTTTGCGGGACGTTGGCCCAGCCTTCGGAATAGCTCATCGGGCGCGTTCCAATGTCGAAAGCGTGGCGGGCGACGGGCTTGGCCCCTACGGTCTTACCGTCCTCAATGAGTGCTGGCGGCCTCGCGAGCCGGACCAGATCGCCCTGGGTATTTCTGAACGGGAGCGCCTAGCGCCTCTTGGGTGGTCGTCGCCCGTGGACGCTAGGCATACCGGCATCGTTTCCGGCTTTCCGGCCTTCGTTGTTCTGGATTAACGCCCCGGCCCGGCGCACCGTCTGGTGAATGAACCCGCGGCTGCATTTTCGGCTGCCCGCGACTGGACCCGTGACCACTGAGAATGCGTCGTCACCGACCATTGGCTTTCGAGCGGGCCGGGCGCTAACCGGCTTTCCGCAATCCCCGGTGCTAGGCCCGCGCACCGTAGCGCCTATCGCGCCCCGGATTTTGCAAAGCCGTTGATTTCAGCCGTTGAAGATACGGGGACCATAACCGCGTGTCTGCTTTCCACGCCGCCGCTCGAAACTTGGTTGCCCATTTGGGCTAATTTTCGCGCTTGCGGCCTCCTGTGGGAGCGCCGGCGCGCGGGTTCTTCGCTTTCGCTCGCCGGGAGAAAACCCGAAAGCTCCCGGGCCGCTAGGAACCGGCTTCACGGTCCTGCGCAAAGTTGTGGCACTCTCTCCACCCGTCACCGCGCGGCCGGGCCTGCAAGGCCTTGCGGTTCACCCATCTACGACCCCCGGCTGGAGGAGACCCTTAATCCCTCTAATGGTCTCATTGTCGCTTTACCGCCGCCGATTTCCGCGAGGGCGGTCATCGTTGAGCGTAGGGAGACAAAAGCTCGCTCGAAACTTCGCTCGCGACCCATTCGCCGCGAGCAGGCGTCAACCGCGTGACGCGCGCCTACTCCCAACCCTGTCCGGCTTTCCCCTCGTGGTCGGGCCGGCTTTGCCTTCGGTTGGTTTCGCTCTGGGATTCACGAAAAAGCGCCGGCTTGTCCGATTGCTTCCCTGTCGAAGGCGCGGCGATGACGCCCGCCCCTCTTATCGATCGGACCGTGTTTGCGCTGCTGGCCGGCCAGATCAGCGGGAGGCCGAGGGGCTGGGAAAGGCGTTAGTCTTGGGCGTTCAACGCGGCGAGCCGCGCGAACGGGTCGCGCCGCTCGGGCGGTTTCTCGGGCTCTCGCGGCGGCGCCGGCGGCCTCGCGGCTTCGGGCTCAGCGGCGTCCTGCGCCAGCCGCGGCGCGAACAGCCCGTCGGCGATGGCCTCTTGCGGCATGCCGCGCCGCTTGGCGAGCAGCGCCCATTCGTCGTCGGTCGTCGACGACAGGCCGAGATATTCGGCCAGCGCCATGTTGTAAATCCGCGCATCCAACAGATGGTTGTCGCGCTCGCTCGACGTGATCTTCCAGATCCGGCGCGGCCGGCCGCGATAGGTCTCGGTGGCGAGATATTCCGCCGTGATCTGGCGAAAATAGTTTTCGTCGAGCCAGTCCGGGAAGTGGCAATAGCCGCCGGGGTCCTCGGCCTGTCCGGAACGCCGGCCCAGCTTGCCGAGATCGGCGTAGAACGCGCCCTTGAGCGGCCAGGTGCCGATCGGCCACAGCTTGACGCCCTTCTTGACCTTCTGCCCGGCGAGATTGATGTCGACCAGGCTCGGCGTGCCGATCGCCGGCTTGCCCCAGCCGTCGCGGCCGTCGATCGCCAGCACCGTGTCCTGGCCGGTGTCGGGATGGAGCCGCTGGTTGGAGCGGACCCAGGCGTAGACGATATGGCTGCGATAGCCGGAATCCACCGCCAGCGCGTCGAGCCGGCGCGTCCCGCCGAACGCGTCGGGGAAGTCGCGGTCGAGCGTGGCGCTTTTCAGCTTTTCGAATGCCTCGCCGTCGACCGATTCGGTCGAGCCGTCACAGTAGAACGCGTCGATGGTCCAGGTCTCGCGGTTCGGCGCGATGGCGATGATCTCGCACCAGATGCCGCGCATCTGCACGTCGGCGGCCGCGACCAGCATCAGGCCGCGCGCGGGGATGTGACCCTTGCGGAGCCCTTCCTCGCGCCGCTCCATCAGACGCGCCCAGTCCGGCGCGTCGCCCTTGAACAGGTGCGGCAGGCCGAGCGTCAGGTTGGAGAAGTCCTTGAGGCCGGTTTCGCCCTTCTTCTTGAGCTTGAGCCAATCCTCGGCGATGGCCTCGTAGCTCATCATCAGCGAGATGAAGGCGTCGATGTGGAACCCAGGATGACGGTCGGGCCCCGATGCGGTTGGGCGCCACTCGCCGGCGCGGATCATCGCGACGCGGGCGAGATCGTCGATCACCCCGCCGCAGGCCTGGCAGACGTAGTGCGAGCGCGCCGGATTGGCCTCGTCGACGACGAGATGGCGGAACTCATGGACAAAATATTCGCCGCATTGCGGGCAGGGACAGTGCCAGAACCGCATGTCGGAGCGGCGAAAGCTGCGGTCGATCCGGCAATGGCCGGGGGCGTCGCCGAGCGGGTCGCCGGAATCGACCTCCGGGGTCGATATTTCGAGGATTTTCCAGTTGCGGCGACGGCGGAACGCGGTGAAACGGCCGAAATACAAGGTTTCCGGATCGCCGAAGCCGGGGATGTCGTCCCATTTCGATAATTCGTCCTTGACGCCCTTCTTGGCGGTCTTGGACGAGAGGTCCATCACGGTGTTGGCGTTGCCGAGCCACAGCCGGCCGCGCGAAAACACCTTTTCGTAGGTTGTCGAGCCGGTCGCTGAGCGCGAGGTCTGCGGCTCGATGACGACGCGGCCCGCGCGCTTTTGCCAGGCGTCGATCAGCGGCTGCAGCTTGCCGCTGTTGAGGTCGCGCAGCGCGTCGATGCCGGGGACGGCGTAGAGCGTATTGGCCGGCTCGCGATCGGCGATGTAGAGGCACCAGCCGAGCGCCAGGATCGACGCGCCGGACTGCTGCGATTTGCGCACCGTGACCAGGTTGCTGGGGTGGTCGTCGCCGAGGCAGTCGGCGATCTCGGTGAGGTAGGGCGCGCCCTTGCGGTTCCACAGTTGGCCGGCTTGCGGGCCGTCGACCAGTTCGAGGTTTTGCTCCAGCCACAGCGACAGCGGCTGCGGCGGGAGCGGCTTGAGGCGCTCGGCCAGCGCGTCGAGCACGGCAGCGGCGCCGGCGCTCATTGCGTGGTTTTGGGCGCGCTTTCGACCAGGCCGGCGCGCATCATCTCGGCCTCTCCGGCAAGCGCCGCGGCGATCTCGGCGAGGACGGTCGCGCCGAGCTTTTTAAGCGCCGTGGCGAGCCCGCGTCCCCCATCGCGGGCGACGACGGCGGCGAGATCGTCGGCGTGGTCGTCGAGATGGTCAAGCGCGTCCTGAATCTTGGCGGCGGCGCGGTCGTAGCCCTCGGCGACGGCGGCGGTGTCGATCAGCCGGCCCTTGATCTGGTCGAGCTCGATGCGGCGACGCTCGGTCTCGATCCAGGTCTTTTGGCGGAGCGCTTCGTCATAGGTCTCGGAGGAGTCGCCGCCGCTGTTTTGGGCCTCGGCGCGGCGCGGGGCCTGCGCCTTGGATGGATCGTCGTAGCGGCCGCGCAGCGTGTCGTATTCGGCCACGTTGAAACGAGCGACGCGGCCCTGGCTGTCAAGCTCGACGGTCAGCCCATGCTGCTCGCGAAACCGTTTGACCCGGACCGAGACCACCGGCTTCGACACGCCGTCGCGCGTGGCCACGTCGGCGATCGTCAGCATCACGGCGCGGGGGCTGGCGTTAGCGCCGTTAGGGGCTTCCGTTAGCATCGTTAGCCCTGATTTTAGAGCAGCCCGACTGGAAAAACCGCGAATGCCACCGGGGCCGCCGGGCGAGGGAGGGGGCGGGAAGGACCCGCTGCTTCACGGAACGCCGATGGCATTGGAGAGGCGCGCGACGATGGCCTTTGGGACTTCCTGGGCGGCGGCGAGTTCGAAGGTTCGTGGGACTTGCGAGCCCGGCGTCAGGCCGAGGAACTCGCGGGCGAGGTTCGGGCCGTGCAGCGCGCGGATCGGATAGCGCTTCGCCCCGACGCGCGCCACGAAGCCTTCGGTGTTGCGGTCCGACTTCTTGCGATTGTCCTGAAACGACCGGGCGAACACGCGCGGGACGCCCCAGGGAGCGGCCTTGACCCCGGACGCGGTGGCCCTCGCCTTGAACTCCGCCAGATCAATCGGTTCGTTCTTGGCGAAGATCGTGAAGCAGGGGTGGCCGACGCTGGGCTCGGTTTTCAGCGTGCGACTGGTGATCGTGGCGTATTTCGCCGGCCGCGTCTGGGCCTGGAGCTGCTTACGAAGCCGCGTGAAAACCTTGCGGCCGCCGTCGCTCAAACCCCCGACGATGGCCAACTGGACCGACTTCTCCAGCTTGCGGAAGCGGCCTTTTTGATCCTCGAATCCAACCTTGAGAACGAAGCCGCCCATCACCGCCCCGCCGCGCGTTTCAGCCGCGCCTTGGCGGCGCCCAAACCGGCGCGGAGGTCCTGCGCGCCGCTTTGGAAATTGAACCGAGCCGCCGGCGCGACCTGTGACAGATCGCCCTTAACGACGGCGCGCGCAGCGTCGACGATCGCGCGGCGGCGCTGGGCGCATCGGCACATTTCGCGCCTCGATTTTTAGGGAAGATCGAAAGCCGCCATTGCGGCGGCACTGGACCGGGATTTACCCCGTCCTTCAGGCCGACATCGCCAACTTCGGGGGCCGCTGGCCCATCACCCGTTCCGCGATGTGGCCCACCTCGAAAGGAATGGAGGTGAGCCGACCCATGAAGTTCATTTCTAGGCGCACAATTCCGAACCTGTCAAGGTCGCGCACGTCCGACACCGCGCCGAAATGCCCGGCGAACGTCCCTTCGGTCACGTCAAACACCTGACCAATCCTGATCTTAGGCATATTTTTCGGCCGCGTCGGCTTGTGCTCGCGCCAGAAGCAAATTTGCGCGTCCGGCACCACCGACGGCGACGAATCACGCGTCGGACGCAAAAATCCGCGCACATCGTCGAGTTGCTCGACCGCGTTGACCACCGCGTCGCTGAGCTCGCAATGCAAAAACAGGTAGCGCCCAAACCGCGGGATTTTCCGCTCAAGCCGCATCGCGTTCGACGCCAGCGCGCCGCGCCGGTTCCAGGAGCGCACCCGGTCGACCGGCCGCCAAACGTCGAACCGCGCCCGCGCCAGCCGCAGGCATGCGTCGAAATCCCGCCCCTGCACCGCCTCGACCACAAACCAGCGCAAACCGTCCATTCCCGCCTCCATTCGCCAAATCATTGAAAAGTTTGAAGCTGTCAGACCTGTCATACCTTTTATTATTGAGATTAAAAGGTATGACACCAATAACCCGCTGTTCTCATTGGTGTTGTCAGACCTGTCAGACCTGTCAGACCTTTTTCGGCCAACCGAGAACGCAATTCGAAAACTGCATCACTCCGCTGCAACTTCGCGCCTCGCGCGCGCGAGGTAAAAAGGTCTGACAGGTCTGACAGGTCTGACAACGCCTTTAAATTCAAACGCTTATATGTGTCATACCTTTGATTTCATTCGCGAAAAGGTCTGACAGGTCTGACACTTCGCTTGATTTTAGTCATGATCGCCCCCATTTTCGGCGTCTTCGTTCCACTCGACCGCTTGCCCCAACGCGCGCTGAAATTCGTCGCGCGCGTCTTCCAGCGAGGGGAAGCGCCAGCAATTGACCCGCTTCAGCACCGTCACCGGGCGCCCGTCGAAGCCCTCTTCCTCGACATCCTCGGTGGCGCGCACGACCTTCAGCGCCGGCAGCAGGCGCCGCATCCGCATCCCGAATTCCGTTTCGCCGGAGCGCCGCCGCACCCCCTGTTCCTCGGTGGTGCGGGAATAATCGCGATAGAGCGTGCGGATCGGGATTGGCTGGGTCCGCCATCCAATCGCCCGATGGGTCTGCGAGCCGTCCATCAGCCGCCCGAGCCACCACGCCGCCAACGGATCGAGCGAGCGCACCTTTTGCTCCAGCAGCGCGCCAGTCTTCGGGATATTGCGCAGGTTCGGCGCGTCGCTCGCGTCGAGATCGACCGCCAACAAATCGGCCAGCAGCGCCTCGCGGCCGCCGCTGTTCATCTCGGCGTCCATCGCGCGGAAAAACCCGTGATCTTCCTTATTGCCCTCGCCGACGTCGAGCACGCAAAAGCGCCGCTCGTCCATCCCGGCCGGGATGACCCAATCCTCGTTCGACGAGATCAGCAGGCGGATGTAATTGGCCAGCTTGATCGGATCGACGCCCTTGGCCTCGATCATTTGCTCCGACGAGGTGATCAGCCCCTTGAGCCGCCCCTCCGCCTGCTTGTCGCCGGCCCAAAACCCTTCGTCGACCAGCATCAGGATGCACCAGGCCATGTGCGCGTTGAACTGGCCCGTCACCAAATGCGGCGAATCGATCGAGATATAATGCGACGAGAACAGCGAGCCGATGATCTCGCCGACCTTGGATTTGCCGGTCCCCATCCGCCCGCGCATCACCAGCGCCGTGCCGATCCGCTCGCGCGGACGCTGGATCAGATGCGCGAACCAATGCCACACCCATTTGAAAATCACGTCGTCGCCGGCGCAGATATTGGCGCGCAGGTGATCGTGGAACTTGAAATATTTTTCGCTGCGATCTGCCGCGCCGCGCTGGCGCGGGGTCGGCGGCGCCGGGTCCGGCGTGGCCGAATAGCCGCGCCACAAATTGAAGTAGCCGGGCGTTCCCGGCGCGTTGTCGCGATCGGGGAAGAACTCTACGCCGTCGAAGGTGCGCCGCCGTTCGGAATTGAGCCACGCGGGCGCGATCTTGCGCGTTTTGCAGACGTCTTCCCACTCGCCGGTGAGGATATTTCTTTGCCGCGCGCGATAGCGCTCCGTCTGATTTTGCAAATAGGCCGAGAACGATGTGCGATTGAGAAAACGAACGCGATCGCGCTCCGGCGCGTCCGCCTTCTCGCGCATGATCACCGCGTCCTTGCCGAGCAGCACGAACGCCCATTCGCGGTTCATCCGGTCGATCAAATCGCCGTAGCCGCCATCGTCCGGACCGCCATGCGCGTCATCCGGCGGCGGCGGATCGTCGGGCGGCGGAGCGTTGCCGCCGCCTTTGCCGCGAGAGGAAGACTTCCGCTTTTTTTCGGCGTCCTTCTCTAGCTCCGCGCGCGGCGAAAAAACGATAACCGTGGCGCTCTCGACCGCCTTGACGATATCGTCGGTCATGCGCCGCGCGCCTCCTGTTTGGCGATCAGCGCGACGATGGTCGAATTGCAAAGCGCCATCGGCGCCGTCGCCGCGTAGACGCCATTAGCCCCGCACGCATAATCCGCACCCACGCGCGGATAGACATTGGCGAACGCGCCGCAAGCATCGCTTCGCATCAACCAGTGGTGACGCGGCAGCGCGAAATTGAACAGCGCGATCGCGTCGCCTTCCTCGCGGGAAAATTCCAGCGGCTCGCGCCACGCGCCGGCCTCGCGCCACAGCGCGGCGTATTCCGGCCAAAACCTGCCGCCGGCGATCGCATCGAACAGCGCACGATCGATCTCCGCGCAGCCAGAATCGTCGCGGATCAGCATCAGCCGCGCGGCGCGCAGTTTCGGCAGGGAAAATCTCGGACCATTCATCTCACACGCCCTCCGCCATGAACGGCCGCCGCGCGCGCGGACGCCATTTCGTCGCCGCCGGCCGGAACGCCAGCGCCGCATGCGCGCGGCAATAGGACGCCTCGCCAAACTTCGCCGCGCCGCAAAAGCGAAAAGTTTCCAAATCGCGCGGGTCGCCGAGCGGCCAGCGGCAATGATTTTCGCGCGCCGCGAACAGCGTCACGCCGCCGATCGGCGCGGGCGCGTCCACGGCGACAGCGACGACAATCGCGCGCGCCTCATCCAGCGAGCGCGAAACTTCCGCGATTTTTGGCGGAGCGAGCGCCTTCGCGACGCGGGCGCTGACGCGCGGCTTTCGCGCATGCGACCCGTCGTTGAGCCCCATCCGCTCGATCTTGCCGATCACCGCGTTGCGCGTGACGCCCGCGCCGAGCTCGGCGGCGATCTTCGCGCCCGAAAACCCGTCGGCGTATAGCTTCCGCGGCCGCGCGACGCGCTCGTCGGTCCAGCTCATTCCGCCGCGCTCCTCTGCTCGCCCGCCAGCAGCATGTCGTTAAAATCCATTCCCGGCGCGGCCATCGCGATCCGGACGCCCATCTCGGGATAGGCGCGCGAAAACCGCTTGGCGGCGCGCCGCAGCGCCATGCCCGTCGTGAAGGCGTCGCTGTCGCCGTCGCCGAGCAGATAAATTTCGCGCACGCTCGAAGGGACAGGGATCACCGGCCACGGCTCGGCGTCCGGAATATCATCGCCCGGCACGCGCACCGTATATTCGCGCCCGGCCTTGTTGATCGCCTTCAGCGTCGGATGCGCGACCGAGCCCGCCGCCTTGCCGGCGATATTGCCGAGATTGACCGACGAGCGAAATTCGCTTCCCTCGAGCAAGGGCGAACGGCCGCGCGAAAGCGCCTCGCGCATCGACAGCACGGTCTCGATTCCCTCGCCGAGAAACAGCCGGACCGGCGCGTCGGCCGCCCGCGCCAGCATGATCGACGCGCCCTTCCACGACCCCCGCGTCTTCTTGGCGTCGGCGATCTCGCCGGTTAAGGGGTCGACGATCTCCGCCTTGCCCTTCGGCCTGGCGAGGTCGAGATAGGTCAGATGCGCGCCGGCGAAACGGCCGTCGGGGCCGACCATCGCCGCGATGACAGCCGGCCCGGTGTGAATGACCTTGCCGTTCGGCCACAGCGCGTTCCACAACGCCGCGCGCGGCATGAATTTCAGCCGCGCGCCGTCCGGCAATGTCAGCCCGCGCAGGCGCAGATAATCCTCGACCGGCGTGCCGCGCGCGGCGCGCGCCGACCGCCACAGATCATAGGCGCGCCGCCGTTCCGCCTCGCGATATCGGTTGTATTCGGCGGCGGACCTCTCCTGTTCGGCGCGCGACTCGTCGAGACGTCGCGCGACAGCCGCCTCGCGCGCCGCGCGCTCCTCGTCCGATTCGCGCCGGTCGCGATCCGGCGCGGCGCGGCCCAGCACTTCCTCGCAGGCGCCGAGAAAATCCAACCCCTTGACATGCTGGGCCAGCGCGATCGCGTCGCCGCCGGCGCCCGAGGCGCGGCACAGCCAAAGGTTTTTCTTGGCGTTGACCGCGAAACGGTCGGTCCCGCCGCAGCACGGGCAAGGTCCGCCCTGTTCGTCGCGCAGCCGCGTGACGCCGAGCCGGCGCGCATAGTCGGCGACGGGCGCCGCCCGCGCCTCGGCGAGGAAATCGTCATGCGCGCGCGAGCTCATGGCGTCGCCCCTTCGCGCTTCGCCGCGCGCACCTTGGCGGCCGCGTAAAATTCATCCTTTTCGCGCGCCCATTCGACGAACGCCGCGCGAAAACCCTCCGGCACCCAGCCGGGAACGGCGATCTTCCTCGCGCGCTTCTTGCGCAGATTCCTTTTCTCCGCCGCCGCCTTCACCCCCGCCGAGATCGCCGCGACGCGCCGCGCGCGGCGCTCCGGATCTTCCCACACCCGCGCGCTGCCGGCGCGCAGCCGCGCGAGATGCTCGGGATTGGCCAGCAGTTTCTTGGAGTGCGCCGAGCGCCTTGGATTGACGCTCATGCTCGCGCCCTCCCGTTGATTTTCTCGCCGCCGAATTCGGCGCGCGCGGCCGCCGACATGCGATAGCCCTGTCCCCAAACCGTTTCGATTTCGAGCCCGAACGCCCGCAGCTTCTTGCGCACCTTGCAGACGAAGACATCAATGACTTTGACTTCCGCGCCTTCGTCGATTCGGCCGCCGTAAAGCGCCGTCATCAACCGTTCCTTCGTCGCCATTTCCGTGCGCAGCAGCGCGCCGACGACGATGGATTCCTGTTGCGTGAGCCCCCAATCGAGCGGGACTTGCGCGCCGGCGTAAAGCGCCAGTTCGAGCTGCCGCACGCGCTCGCGCAGCGTCTCGTTTTCCCGCTCGCTGATGGCGAGCCGCGCCTCAACGTCCATGGCGCGCCTTCTTTCTCGCCTTGAACCACGTCGCCGCCAGCGCGCGCCATAACACCAGATCATGCTCGGCGGCGAAGCGCGCGGCTTCCTTCTCGGCTTCATCGAGCGCGCCGCGAATGATCGTCGCGAGATCGTCGTCGCCGATTTCGCCCTTGTATTCCTCGGCGAAGCAAAGATGCTCGACCGCGCGCAGCGCATTGGCGGAGATCGGCGCGAGCATGCCCTTGGCGCAAATTTCGATCACCCGCCGCGCACCGGCCGCGTGGCGCCGGCCGAGCAACGCCTGAATCGTTCCGACCGCCATCGTGTCGCCCGGCGCGTAGCGGCCATAGGCCGGCGGATATTTCAAAACGCGCGCCCCGGCGCGGTCGCAAATCTGCCGGATCGTCAAGGCGTCTTCGTCGCCGGCGGCGACCAGCGCGTGATGCAGTTGCTGCTGCGTCACCTGTGTGACGGTCGCGGTTGTGGCGCACGAAGGCGAGCGCGCGCGATTCCTTCGCGCCCGGCGGCAGCAGCATGATCGGAATTTTATCGACATGCGGATGCGTCGCGGCGGCGATCGCGGTGTGCTGGCCGTCGAGTATATGGATCGCATCGCCCTCGCGCACGCAAATCGGCGGCTTGAACGCGCGCCAACTCCACGCCGAAACGATGCGCCGAATGAGACTCGCCGACCGCGCGGAAAGATCGCGCTGATAATCCTCGTCGACGAACAAGGCGCGCGGATCGACCCAAACAAACTCCGGCTCGAAACGCTCGAACGGCCTCGGCTCGAGACCGGCGAGCGACATCGGCTTGATCTCGCGCAGGCTCATGCCGCCGCCCCGCTTTTTTCGGGGTAGACCGGCGCGCCGTCGAACGGCCATTCCGCCAGCAGCGAATACCAGCCATGCGGCCCGCGCAGCGGCGAGCACACCCAGCCGAGCGCGACATAGGCGGCCTGCAGCCGATAGGGCAAATAAACGACGGTGCGGATCATCATGACGCGGACCCCTCCTCGAACGAGAAATCACCTTGCCCGGCGCCAGACTTTTTCAGCCGCGACGGCGGGACCCAGCCCGGCACATGCCGCGCGGCGAGCCGCGAATCATGCGGGCGGGTGAAGCGCTCGCGGCAATCCGGCGGGATGACGAAGGTCGGGAAAAGATCGACGTTTTCGATCAGGCGAACGGCGTCGCCTTTGTCGAATTTCCAAACGAACCATGCGTAGGATGTCGCGGTCGATAACTTGGGGTCGTAGCCGCCCTCGCACATCGCGACGCGCTCGGCGAACGGCGCGAACAGCGTCGGCGGCGCGTGATCGAACACGCGCTCGTAACGATCCTTGCCCTCGAGCCAAACCGCGCGCAGCAGCAGTGCGAGACCGCCGTCGCGCCCGTCGAACAGCCGCAGCGCGGTTTCGTAAAAATCGACGGCGAGCCCGAACGGCGGATTGGTGACGATCCACTCGCCGGCCACGCCCCAGCCGTGGTGGGCTTGCCGAAAATCCACCTTCGTCACCGCGAGCCCCGGGTCGTAAAGTTCGACATCGGTCGCGAAAACCTCGCGCGCATATTCCTCGCACACGTCCGCCATGTGCCGCAGTCCCGCCGCCGGCTCCCATATCCGCTTGATCGGCGTCTTCACATCCAGCTGCGGCAGCACATATTCGAACAGCGCGCGCGTCGCCCATGGCGGCGTCGGGAACAGCTCGTGCACGCGCCACGGCGGCGGATCGTCGCCGCGATCCTTCTTCGAGCGCTTTTGCGCCCGCACAGCTGTGTGGCCGAGCGGCAGCTGCGTCACGCGCGCCTCCGCCGCGAGGCGTTCGCGCAAAGATCGGCGTAGCCGGCGTTATCGTCCCAATGGTCCGGGAAGGCGTGATCCCCTTCCAGCACGCGCGCGATCTTGGTGAATTGCTGCTCCAGCCCCTCGCGCCGATGCGGCGGCAATTTCGCCCAGTTGCGGGAGGCGCGGGCGGCCGTCTTGAACAGCTGCGCCAGCGAGGCGGTGGCGACGAAATCCCCATGCGTGGCTTCGCGCGCGGCGATTAGATCGGCGGTCTTGCCCTTCGCCTTCTTCGTCACCGGCGGGCCCCCTCATGCGCCTTGCAATGAAACACGAACGCCCCCGGCGAGACGCAAACCGCCAGCCCGGTGAACACGCCGCAGACGTGGCATTTGTGCGCGTCGGGCGATTTCAGATCGCGAATGATCTTGGCCGCGCGCCCCGGCGTTTTCTCGCGCGATGCTCGGGAGGGCGGAGGGGCCAGCGAGGCGAGCAGATCGCTCATGCGTCGACCGGCTGTTTGGCGCGGAGCAGCGCGTCGAGGCCGCCGAGTTCGAGGCGTCGGAACCGGCGCGGGTCGAAACCCTGGACGTTGCCGGGGCCGCCGAGGTCCACGAGAACGGCGCGGAATTCGGGGACAACATCGGTCCAGTCGACAAGGACATAGACGGCGTTCTTGACGAGGCCGGACGTAATGCCGCTCGACGTTCCGCTCGGTAGATATTTAAGATCGCTGGCGTCGACGCAAACAATCTCCGTCCCAACCGGCGTATCGAGCGGCAATGCCATCCTCACCTCCCCAAAATCTTCCTCACCGCGGCGAGATGCGTCTCGATCTCGATCAGACTCTCGCCGTCCAACCCCTCGCCGCCAAAAGCCCCGCCGCATTGCCGCGCCAGCTCGGCGCGGTGCGTCAGCGCGATTTCGGCGCGATGCGCCGCCTCGCGCGCTTCCCGTTCGGTCTCGTGGGCGTAGAGCGCGACAATCCGCGCGCAGTCGACCACTTTCACGCCCTTGACCCGCCCGGCGAAGAACCGCTCGACCCGCCCCGGCGCGACGCCGAGATCGCGGGCCAGGGCGCGCCGCGCGTTGAACGCCGACCGCTCGCGCCGCGCGTAGCGGGCTTGCAGATGACGCACGCAATCGCGGGCCAAATCGTCGCGCGACAACGCCGCGACCATTTCGTCACGAACCACTGACAACATTTCGGAGACTCCCGTGCTTTCCTGACGAGGACAGGGGGAAAGCACGTCACGCTTAGAAGGGACCCGTGGGACGGGCCCCGAACCGACCGACGCGGCGAACGGGGGGCGATCGCCGCGCCGGCCAACCGACGCATCAAGCAACGCTACGAAAACACGCCGGGCTTTTATCCACGCGACGCCCGGCCCGCGCTTACAGCCGACGCGAAGAACAACCCCCGCGCGCCGACGGAACCATCACCCTCCCAAAAGCCCCGCGCGACGGGCGCCGCGCGGGGAAGTCAAGGGAGGAAACGCCCAAGGAGGGCTACGAAGCGAGGCAACCTCACTGCGAACTCCGCGCGGCCATCTAGCCCGCGCGAAGAGGGGAAGCGCCGGACGGCCGGCGCGAAAGGGGGAGGCGGAGCCGGTCATTCGGCGGCCTGGTGGTTGGAGGGCGATTCGGGACGCGCGACGCCTTCGGGCCAGGGCGCGTTTTCAGGCCAGCATTCCGCCAGCTTTTCGAGCGCTCGGCGCACGGTGCGCGACCCCATGTCGCCACCGCTCCGCAGCTCGCGAATCCGCGTCCCGCGCCCGAATATCCGCGTGGAGATGGTCGTCTCCGCGAGGCCCGTGTGGGCCGCGTAGGCGTCGAGAACGCAAATGAGCTGGGCGATGTCATCCATGCCGAGAGCATAGCGTATCTTAATACGCCGTCAACGTATTTTAATGCGCTCGCATCAAGTATCTAAATACGCGAGTATAAGCCATGGAAAAGACTATAAATCCGGTCGTCGCGGAGATCGAGCGCAGGGCTCGCGCGCAAGGCTTCACGCTAACGTCGCTGGCCAAGGAAGCCGGCCTTGCCGACACGACCCTGACAAAAAAGAAATTCGATACCGGCAACCCGAGCATGACGACGCTGACCAAGGTGGCGGCGGTGCTTGGATGCAAGCCGACTGATTTCATGGTCACGGACGAGCCACCAGCGCAAAAACTGATGGGCGAAGTCCGGGTCGCGCGCGTCAGCCGGCGCGCGCCGCCATCCCGCAAAAACCTCCCCGTGCGCGGCACGGCGTCCGGCGCTCTGGCCAACGGCTTCGAAATCTCGCCGCATATCATCGAATATGTGGATCGGCCGCCGGGGCTGGAAGGCGTCGACGACGCCTACGCGATCTACGTGGTCGGCGAATCGATGTGCCCAGAGCATAAGCCGGGCGAACTCCGCTTCGTGCATCCGCACCGAAGGTATAGAGCTGACGACACGATCATTCTGCAAACACGGGCATATCCAACCGCAGGCATCGAGGCGTATATTAAAAACTTCGTCCGCGAGACGCCGGATGAAGTGACGGTCAGGCAACTAAACCCGGCTGCGGTGATAAAATACAAGAAAGGCACGATTTTCGCGATACATAGAGTATTGACGGTAAACGAGCTTTTCGGTGTCTAATGACGCCGGGGCCTCAGCTAAAAACCCTATTTCGGCGGCTGAAGGACGCCAATACCATCTTCTGCGCTTATCGTCGTTAAGTGGCCCAAGAGGCTCCCGACTTCCATTTGCGAATAACCATCATAAGTGAAACGAATTAAAAACCTGCAGCGCTTCGACAAAGAGCCTTGCAGCGTATCGCAATTCTTTTCGACATAATCGCGCGCAGGCTGCGGGCCGACGAAACTGAAATCAATTCTCGAACCAGATGCCGGGATACAGCGATATTCGCGCGCGTCGGCATAAAAGCAGTTCGCGCTCGTCTGGATGATTTTACCGTCCCATTTATGGGTCTGCACCGCCAGGTCGACCGGATCGAGGACCTTAACCCGATCAGGCGTCGCCTTTTTGATTTTCGCCACGGTCTCGCCCAGCGCGACGTCGCTTTTTTCTTTTCCTTCCGCCCCGCCTGCATCGCCAGCCATGGCGCATATTATGGCCGTTGCGCGTAAGTTCATGGCCTGCCTCTCCTTGGAAGCCGCCGCCACGTCGAGACATCCTAAAAGGAATTGTCCCGTGAGTATCGGGTGATCCGGACGGAGCATATCCGCCATATAGAATGCAAATTTTGATCTGACGGCGGGAGGGCTCCCCGCATATTCCGCGAGCGTCTCCTTGTCCGCGTCGAGAGCGCTGGCGGGGGCCGAGGCGCACATAAGAATCATAATTAAAATTCGCCTCATGCTCGCCTCTTGCTTGATTCGCGAAAGCGCCTTCCCTCACGTCGAATAGTCTAGCTCCGCCGCGCCGAACCCGCAAAACGGCTTAAAATACGCTTTCTGATTGACAGCGTATTTTTATACGCTATCCTTCCCCTCGTCACCCACCCGACGAGGCCCGTCATGCAAAGAATCTTCCCCACCGAGGCGCTGCTGATTTCCGGCATGGCGCGGCTGCTCGAGCCGTTCGATTGCTGCGACCTTCCCTGTTTCGCGCGCGGCGTGCTCCGGCGCGCCGGCCTCGCCCCCGCCGATATCGACAGCTTCCTGGCCACCGCGATGTCCTGGGCCCGCCAGGCGCGCGACGCCCGCGCCAAGCGGAGGGGCTGAGCGATGCCGCCGCGCCCCGTCCTGCGCCGCCTCGCCGCCGTCGCGCTCGTGATGCTATGTTTCCTCGCGGCGGTCGGCCTGGCCGATTGGGCGTGGATCGAAAGCGGCTTTTTCATCGTCGCCCTTTGGCTCGGTTCCACCGCCTTCTTCGGCGCCGCCGCCGCCATCATGATCACCCGCGCCGCGCGCCGCGACCGGGAGGGGCCATGAGCGCCGACATCATCCCGCTGCGCCCAGCGCGACCCATCCCCACCAGCCCGCTGGGCGAGACGCCGATCGAGGCCAAGCTCGCCGAGGCCTGCTCCGACGAGATGTTCGACCGGCGCGAGCGCGCCATCGTCGACACGATGGCGCAAGGCGACCTGCGCCGCGCGATCATCCATTTTTCCGCGCTGGTCGCGATGAACATCAATCCCTTCACCGCCAAGGCGCTGGAGGCGGCGCGCGACGGGCGCCTGGCCGCGCTGCTCGACCACATCGAACAGGCGGCGCGCCGCCATTCCCGCGACATTGCCGACAAGGACGCCCCATGACCTTTTCCGAGATCGAAATTCCGCTCGCCAGCATCTCCGGCCGCTCGCGCCTCAACCCACGCCAGACCTCCGCGCCGGCCGAGAAAATCGAGGAGATCGCCGCGACGATTGTTGAGTGCGGGCTGATCGAGCCGCCGCTGGCGATCGCCGAGAACGGCGGCTATGCGATGCTGAACGGCGGCAACCGGCTCGACGCGCTGCGGCTTTTGCAGGATAGATCGCCGCAACATCCGATCGTCGTGCGCGTGCGACTGTTCGAGGGCGACGAGATCGCCGCGCGCGAGGCGGCGGCGGCGGTGTCGCTGACCCAGACCGCGCTGCATCCGGTCGACAAGATCGAGGCCTTTTCCGCGATGGCCGGGAACGGCCGCGCGGTCGAGGACATCGCCCGCATTTTTAACGAGACTACGATCGACGTGCGCCGTCACATCAAGCTGGCGTCGCTGTCGCCGATCGTGCGCGGATTGTGGCGGAGCGGCGAGATCACCCGCGACGTCGCCATCGCCTTCACCCACGGAACCCCCGAGGCGCAGGAGGCGTTGATCGAGACGCGCGCGGTCAAGCTCACCGACGCCTTCGCCATCGCGCGAAAACTGCGGGCCGACACGCTCGACGCGGATTGCCGCGAGGCGAAGTTTCTCGGCCAGGAGCCGGGGGCGATCGACGCCTATCGCGCCAATGGCGGCGCGATCGAGGAAGACCTGTTCGCCGAACGGCCGGTTTTTCTGCAGGCGCCGATCGCCTATAAAACCGTCGACGCGCTGCTGCTCGCCAAGGCCGAGGCCATCGCCGAGGATGAGGGCTGGGGCCGCGCCAGTCTCGTCGATGACGGCGACTATCCGGAGGTCGAGGAAATCAAGCTCGACTACACCAAGGACGAAAAGGCGCGGATGGCCGAAATCGCCGATGCGCGAAAAACCGAACCAGACGAGCAAAAGCGGGTCGAGCTGCGCCGCGAGGCCGAGGCGATCGACGCCAAGGCGCTGCTGCGCGCCATCCCCAAGAAAAGACGCGCCGGACTCGCCGTGGTGGTCGAGCTCGATTTTAACGGCTTCGTCACATTCACCCGCGCCGTCACGCTCAACGCGCCGCGCGACGACGAGCCCGAGCAGAGCGAACCCGCCGCCCGCCCTTCGTGCCCCGCGCCGTCCGCGCCCGCGCCGCTGCCGCCGACGGAGAAGATCGGCAAGGCGGAAAAGATCATCCGCGTCGAGGCGATCAACGCCGCGCTGCGCCAGGCCTGCGCCGAGGACGCCACGCTCGCGGCGGTGTTTCTAGTCGCGGCGCTCGGCTGCCAATGGGGCCGCGAGGGGATCGCGATCGCCAGCGAGCACGCCATTGTCGCCCAGCCCAAGAGCGAGCTGCTGCGCAAGATCAGGGGCGAGAAATTCGCGACCGCGCTGCTCAGTTGCGCGCAGGCCGCGGCGGGGCGCCTACAAGCGCCGATCACCAACGCCTTCGCGGAACTGATCGGCCGCCATATCCAGGTCGAGGACGCCAGTCCCGAAATCGCCAACCTGCTGCTGACCGTCGCCTCGCGCTTCGACGATATCGGCGAGCGCGTGGCCGATGCGTTCGACTACCCCGAATATTTCCGCGCGGTCGGCAAGAGCGGCGCGATCGAGGCGATCCGCGAGACGGCAGGCGACGCCGAGGCCAGGACCGCCGAGAAGCTCAAACCCAAGCCGCTGGTCGCCCGCGCCGCGCAGCTCGCCGCGAACAAGGGCTGGCTGCCGCCCGACCTCGCCGCCGCCTGCGCCGCGCCCGCGCCCGCGCGCGAGCCGCCCCAAAGCACCGCCGAGGCGATGACGGCGGCGATCGACGCCGACGAGGCCGGCGAGGAGAAGGCGCTCCTCAGCGACGTGGAGCAAATGCGAATCTTCCTGCTCTCGGACGCCGTTTTGATCAGCGCCGGGGCCGCGACACCGCAGCCGGCGCTGGTCAAGGCGTTCAGAGCCTTCGCCGAAGAGCGGGGCTGGGACCGATTGACGGTCGCGGCGATCGCGCGCGCGCTGGTCGAAAACGGCGTCGAGCGCCGCATCGAAAAGGGCACGCCCACCTATTTCGCGATCAAGCTCGCCGACGCGCCGACCGGCGGCAACGCGGTCACGACCGAAGCCCCCGACGAGAAGGAAGGCGACGGCAAGCCCGTGTTCATCAACGATGTCGACCGCGTGCGGCTGTTCATCGAGGAGGTCTGCGAGCGGGTCAAGGACGCCAGCGTCAAGGCCGAGGAGCTCGCCGCCCGCTACGACCCGTTCGGCGCGCTGCGCGGCTTCCCGCCGCTGTCATATGACGAGTTCTTCGCGGCGATGGCGACGAACGGCTTTCCCAAGAAATATTCCTCGATCAAGGGCCTGCGGCTGAAAGCCCCGGCGCCGGCGAAAGGCAAGCAACGATGACCCTCAACCGGGCTTCACTAATCGGCAATCTTGGCCGCGATCCGGAAAGCCGAACGACATCGATCGGCGGCAAGGTCGTGACCTTCTCGATGGCGACCAGCGAAAGCTGGCGCGACAAAAACACTGGCGAGCGTAAGGAGCGTGTTCAATGGCACAACATCGTGATCTTCAACGAGAGCCTCGGCGAGACCGCCGTCAAATACGTCAAGAAAGGCGATCAGCTTTTCGTCTCGGGCCAGATCGAAACGCGCGAATATACCGACAAGGATTCCGTTACGCGCCGCGTAACCGAAATCGTGTTGCGCCCCTTTAGCGGCGAATTGAAGCTGCTGCGCAACGAGCGCCGCGCCGCCCCCGGCCCCGACGACTACGGCGAAACGAGGACGCGCGAGCCGGCCACGAACGCGGGCGCGGGCGGCGGGGGCTCGCGACTCGCGGACCAGCTTGACGACGATATTCCGTTTTAGGGGAGGGGACGATGGCGAGGCGAAGGCGTTCGGTAACCGTCAATAAGACCGTCGATGTCGATGTCTCGGTCGACGTTGATCTCACTGATTTCGAGGACGATGAATTGCTCGAGGAAATGGAGCGCTGCGGTCTCATATCCGCGCGCCAGCGGCAGGAGCTGGACCGCATAGGTCAACTCGATTTGACGCTCGACCAATACGAATACGAGTTCGCCGTCGAAGAGATGAGGCGCGGGCGCCGCGATGAAGCGGTCATCCATCTCGAACGCTCGCTCCCATCGAAGATCTGGATGGGCGCTTTGGCGGGAGAAAATTGATGACCGGCAAGAGCAAGATCCAGTGGACCGACGCCACCTGGAACCCGCTCGCCGGCTGTTCCATCGTCTCGCCCGGATGCACGAATTGCTATGCGATGCGCCAGGCCGCGCGGATCGAGCGCATGGGCGGCGCGGACCATTATGTTGGC